CGCACCAGCCGTGGTGATCACCATCAGGCCGTTGGCGCTCAGGTTGGCCAGATTCAGGACTTGGCCAGCTAGAGTGATTGTAGGGTCGCCAGAAACGCCGCTTCCATTGGAAATTGACAGGCCCACGCCAGAAACGGCGATGGAACGGCCTGTAATGGCCGTAGAAGACGTTTTTACCTGAAACCCAGTACCAGAGTTCACCAGCGACAAAAGAGCGCCTGTGGTCGTTATATTGAAGACGCCCTGAGCGCCGCCGTCAGTGATTGTCAAGCCATTGGTCGCGCCAACGTAGCGGCTGTTAGCTAACTGAGGCGTCTGGGTGACGGTCAGGTAGGTGTAGGGCTGCGACGGAGATGCGGAGATCGCCGCCGTGGTCGTCTGCACCGTGACGCCATTTTGGACAATAGGAACCGCCTCAGTGCCTGTGATAGCACCAGCGGCTGGCAGTTGGAGTATGGTTACTTGTGCGGACATTATGTGCTCGTATTGTCTGGTGGGTTCGGTGCAATAGTGTCCTTGTTTCCAGTCGAGGTTGGCGTCTGGGTATTACCCTCGGTCGAGATCTGGAACACGTTGGTTTCACCACCCGTGACCAAATAGTTGTCGCCAGCGTTGAGTGGGAGGTCAGGACGTGGAAACCGAATCGTTATCCTTTCGGTTTTACGAGCAGGCAAACGATAGGGGTCGAGCTGATCTGCACAGCCTTCGTTGCACACGCGGAGGCCGGGGAAGTTTGGATCATTGCGCATCACGGCGTGCGGGCGCTTCATCTTGCAGCGGTCGCATATCGCAATTGCAATGTCAGAGTAGCCTTCAGTGTCCAGAAAGATGGCCATCGGTCACCTCGTGTAGACGGAAATGTTGGGCGCAAAGTAGATGGGCGACTTGTCGCGCTCTTCCTCTTCAGCCATGGCAAGGTACTTGTCAGCTTGGCCCTCGAGGTACTGAATACGCGTGGCGTCCACCCCGGGCAGCTCCATGGCCATCCTGTGGGACAGCATCATCACCACCGCCTCGTACCAGCGCTGTGGGACCTCCAGCTCTCCGTACAGGTCACCCACGTCCATGATCTGGCGTGAGTACCAAATGGTCATCTGGTAGAAGGCATTCTGGGGCGTTGGCCAAAGCACGATCTCACTCTGGGGAATCGTGCGATTGAACCAAAACTGGAAAGGCTGGTTGGCCGTGAAGTTCTTGTTAGGCAGGTTGGTGTAGTCGTCGCGGTTCAGGCGCGACATGGTGATCTCTGTGCTGTTGTTACCGAAATACAACTCGCGCAGGCTCAGGGTGGTCCCGCTGTAGGCCCGAATGCGGTAGTACGGCACGGTCTGGCCGTTGGCAATGTCGGTCCAGATCCACTCGTTATCAACCACCGTGATAGCCCCAAGATCGACCAAGGTTGCCCAAGTTACGTTGTCAAGCGAGTATTCGAGGATGAATGATTTAGTGCCGCTGGAGGCAGGCAGGAACCCAATTGAGCCAATAAAAATGGGGTTGGATGGGCCAAAGTTGATGGCAAAATTTCCATTTGCAGAGGTTTGAGTGCATACCGTGTCTACATCACCATCGTACAAATTGGCCACTGTGCCGCCCGCGGATGATGTGTAGCTGCCGTCAGGGCGGTTCATCCAGCGGTACAGGGCATTGAGCACGTCGTTGCCGCCAAGGGGCAGCAGGTACGTTGCTTTGTCTGCTGTGAAGCCGTAGACTTTTTTGCTGATAGCCCAATACTGAATGCCAATGTTGATCAAATTGGACAACAGGAAAAACAAAGACTCGCGGGCGCTCAGGACCTGCTCAGAGGTCAGCTCTTCGGCCAACTTCCCACAGCGACGTGCGCCGTGGTCAATTAACGTTTGCACCGTTACAACGGTCGTACCTGTAGTGCCAGAATATGCCATCGTTGTTCCTTACCAGCCGGGGCAATCCCACCGCTTCAGCGATGCTTTTGCGCGTGGTGCGTCCCCTTTAGAATGCTCGACCACACCAGACATCCGAGCGCAAAACGAGTCCTTGCGGGGACCCCCTTTGGGTTGGGGCGCTTTTAGGTGCGAACCAGTCTCTCGATTGTACTTGTCGCGACCCTTTTGGGTAAGCCCCGCGCCTTTGGCAACGGACAATTTTTCACCGCGACCAACAGCAAGATTGACTTTTTTTTTGCTCATTTTACTTTGGCGGTCTTTGCAGACTGCTTAAAGTCTTGAGCCGTTGGAGCACCCTTGCTGCCAACTCGGCGCATCTTTTCGCCAGATCCTTCAGCGATTCTTTCACGTTTTGCATTGATATTTTCATACAAGCCGCCGCCTTTCATTTTCTTTGCCTCATCAGCTTTGGTAAATTCCTTACCAACCTTTTGAGAGATGCCAACCTTCTTAGCGAACGCAGGGTTATGTGCGACCGCCGTCATCAATTTGTGTTGAGCTGGTGACTTGCTTGGCATGATCAGCCTAAAGGGTTGACGTAGTGTTTGACCATCTCTAGCACCACCGTGTAGGTGTCGCCAGCGCTTGCATCAAGCGTGGTGAACGTGATAGCCCCGTCAACGCCAGTGCTGGCGTTGTTGGTCAATCCGCCAATTTTGCTGTAGTCTTGCGTGTACGAGTTGTTCTGTGGGATCGTTTCAATAACCACAGGCGTAGTTGCCTTCCACTTCAACTGCACTTCCATGCCGTGCGTCAACGCAGTGACTTTTGTAATCGTGACGCGGTCGCAAGCACCGCCAGAACCCGAAGGGGTCAGCGACGCAGGGTTAACCTTGACAACATTGGTCTCACCAGTGCCATCACTGGTGTTTGTAAATTTCATAATTGCAACGCGCTCACCATCAAAGAGCGTTTGACTTCCAACTGCATCAGCCATAATTTATCTCCAATTAAAAGCAGGGGCCGAAGCCCCTACCTTGTTTTAGCAATTCACAGCTCCACCACGCTTTTTAGCGGGTGACACTGTGACTGACTCTTTGGTCTTTGTGACGCTGTCAGTTTTGGGCATCGAGGAGAACAGGTCTTTGGCCACGCTCTTCACTTTACCCATCACCTTGCCGGGGAAGCCACGGATCGACTTGGCCATGGCCATATCGTCCTCGTCAGGCCCCATTGCCTTGTCGTAAGCACCTTTTGAGAGGTCGACAGTGCCGCCCTCCGCAAGCTTCATACGGCTGGCTGGACCATACTTCTCGTTCGTGTCCATTTTGGCGGCACGGAACGCAGGAGCATTCTCAGAGGTAGACATTTTCTGCAAGCGACCTTGTGCGGGCGTTACTTTGCCACCAGCCTTGTAAGTACCAGCGAGTTCGTTGATTCTTACGGGCTTGGAGGCGGGCTTGCGACCTTGAGGCATCGCGACGGGACGACCTGAATTAACAGTTCCGCCCGCCGCGTAGGCTTTTTTTGTGGAACCGCCTTTTTTGTACATGGCGTCACCCATCATGCCTTCGCCCATCATGCCGCCGTCCATCATGCCTTTGACCTTGCCGCCTTTTTTGTAGCCGCCGCCGTTTGACTTGGCAACACCACCAGTAGCAAAGCCACCGCCATTGCCCAGCTTCACTCCACCAGTTTTGGCGGGTGAATGGTCAGGCTTGGCCGTGTCCATCTTGGTGTTGCGATATTCGCCGCCTTGGTCTTCGGTGTTGATGATGCCGTCGCCAGCAACCCCACCTTTGGCCATCTTGACGTCACCGCCTTTTTTGTAGCCGCCTTGGCCATTGACAACGCCGCCAGTGGCCATCTTGCCGCCCTTTTTGAGCTTCAATGAAGTGCCTTTGCCGCCTTTGTGCTCTTGCATGTCGTGCTGCTTGAAAGCCTTTTTGATCATGGCCTTGTCTTGCGCCATGTCCATCTTGCCGCCTTCAGCCTTGCCGCCTTTTTTCATTGCAGGCATACCCATAGGGGCCTGCATTTGAGCAGCGCCGCCGATTGGGCCAGCAGGGCCAGCACCAGCGGGCATGCCCTTCATGGCGCGGCGACGCATAGCCAGCGAAGGCTTCATGGGAGCGCCAGCCATCGGCATGCCGCCACGGGCAGGCATCGCAGGAGGGATGTCAGCAGCGCTCATGGGCGAACCCATCATGCCACCGTCAGCCTTCTTGGCCACCTTGCCGCCTTTTTTGAGCTTCAGTTCAACTGAAGGCTCAGTGGTCTCCATTTTGACCATTGGTTTAAATTGACCCATGTCGTTCTCCTTATGCTTGTGTGACGCCGAGAGCGCCAACACGGGTTGCATTTGGGCCTACCGCAATTGCAGGCAGGGCGATTCCCATTACGAGACGTTTGATACCGTCACAGGCCGATGAGGGCAGGTAAGTGCCCCTTACGTCACCAGTTGTGGTGGTTGCTGTAGCAGTGGCGGCAACAGTCATAGTGCCAGCATCTTCAGCCAAAGTATTGTCCCAACCAGCGCGGGTAACGTAACCTCGATCAGTGATGCGCAATGGTGCACCCAAGATGTCGGTTGTACCTACCGCAACAGTTACCACACTTCCGCCAGAAGCAGTGACACTAGAGATCTGGTAGAAGGCTTTTTTACCGTTGACAGTTGTTGATGCCACTGTTCCTGTTGCAATTACTTCGCTCATGGCTTGACCGTAGTAGTCGTAGCCAGAAACAGTAATGTTGACAGAAGTCGGAGTACCAGCACCTGTGGTTGTAGAAACCGCACGAGGGCAGTCAAGCTGCAAGCCTGTTGCGCCGCCTTGAATTGTGGCGGATGTAACACCAGCACCTGCGGCCAGCGTGAGCGTGGTGGCAGTTGTGATAACAGCGGCAACAATGTTGGTTGTCAACTTAGCCTGTGGTACGGCGTCCCAAATATAAACACGACCTAAAGGGCCAACACCTACGCTCATTGGGGACGGGTTTTGCAACAAAGCATTACCAGAACCAACGATGGTGGCGCTTGCTACGGTTTGCGAGGCGCTTACGGTGTAAGTTCCTACACCACCTGTGCCTGTACCAAAAGCGGTAATGTAAGTTCCATTGGTAAGGGACGTTGAGCTGTCAATAAACATACCCACAGCAATTGGGTCACCAGAAAGCAAGGCGGTGACGGTCAATGTGGTGGTAGCGATTGAGCCAGTGAAAGTTGAAACAGCAGGGTACTGGTCCATACCTTGAACGGTAAGGGCGGAACCCAGAAAAAGATCATCTGAAAATTGAGGCATGGTCTGCTCCTTGAAAAGTTTGACCAAACATTAAAAAAAGGGGCGGGTTTTTTACTCCCGCCCCGCTTGGCTTTACATGCCGGGTGTACCGTACATTGCACGCGGGTCGGTGAACCCGGGGATGTAACGCTCGGTAGCCTTGTAGCGCATGGAGTCGGTTTCAAAATCGCCTTCCATGGTCTTTTCCAGCTTGCGACGCATCAAGAGCTTCATGCCCTCGGGAGCGTCGGTTTGTACCCAGAATGCTGTAGGGCTGGTTAAGCGGCTGATAACAGCAGCGCCTTCATCCAACAAGCCAATTGACTTGACAGGGTTCAGGTCGTTGTTTGCTGTACCAGAGCGCAGGACGCTCTTTAGCAGAACTTCGGCTTGGAAGACGTTGCCGGGGGCCACCACCAATTGGCGGGGCACAAGGCGGATCTTCTTGCCGTTGTTGTCAACAGCTTGACGGATCTGGATCAACATCTGTTCCAAAGAAGTCTGGGACAGGTTGGCCGCAGTGGTCAACTGGTTGCTGAAAGTACCGTTCACGATGGGGTGGGCAGTGTTAATCAAAGACACGCCGTCGCCACCGGGGTAGCTGCTGTTGAACGCACGATTCAAGATGTTCGCGCACAGGGTCTCTTTTGTCTCGATCAGAGACTGAGCCAAGTGACGAGCATAAACCTGACCGATACGGATGTGGTCGCCGTCTTCAACCAACACTTTGGTCAACGCGAAGGCCAAGCCATACACGTTGTACACATAGCGTTGCAAGAAGAGCACGCCGCCCTGTTGATAGCTGACAGGAGTACCGTCAGGCAACTGGGGAGCCGCGCCAAAACCGTACAGGACGGGTTCTTCGTGGTAGTTACGGGGAATACCGTCTTGCTCGCGGAACACACGGCTCCACTCGTCGGTACGTTGGTCATAGACTCCGTCGAAGCATTCGTTGAGGATAGGTTCAACAATACTTCTAAAGTCCGTACTGCGCATTGGTGCTGCCATTTTATTGCTCCTTAGATAGCGTTAATGGTAGCAACGTACTGGCTACGGGCGACTTGCACCTGAACCACTGTATACGCATCGCCCCAAGCGTTGTCAACGCCGTTATACAAACCAATGATCCGCAGATCACCGACGTTACCCGAACCCACCAGTGAGGTTGAGATCATGCACTGTGACAAGCCTGTGGTCGTGGAACCAGCAGTAATGCTTGCAAAGTTGGCTTGATCGCCGATTGAGGTTTGCGCTAGGCTACCGTTAGCCTGAATGTCGTACACGATATTCGGGTCAGAGTAGTAGTAGGTCACTTCAGAGCCAGTTTGGTAGGCGGTGTTGGCCACCCACTGATTGCTGACCAGACGACGGCCCGTAGTATCAGTATACTCATGACCAGCAAAAGCACCTTGGAAGGCGCTGCCAGCAGTAGCAGCAATGATGTTTCCAGACGTATCAAGGGCCACAGGTTGGCCCTTCAAAATTCCGGTTGAATAACCGGAGGCAATACCGCCAGCGAGCGCCACAGCGCGATCCAGACCCGATGGGTGGAACGAAGGACGCAGGCCGAACGGAGCAGAGGTTGCACTCATAATTAACTCCTTTGTTAAGTCCTCACCCGTGGAATACGGGAGTTTGGACGTTTCGGTTCAAATTGCCAAAGCCTTCGCCTTCAACACTTCCCAGACTTCTGCCTGAGCTATCGCGGTTTCCTTGAAGCTGCTCAACTTGGACCTGAACTTTGTCAGACTCCTCATTGGGCGCGTCATGGTGCATTTGAGTCATGACCTCCTGATAAACCTCCATTGGAAGCTTGTACAGGCGCATCTCATTGCACGCGATAAAACCAATGTCTTCGCCAGCCTTTACGCGGTAATTGTCGAACCCGGGTAACTCATCCGCTCTCACGGGAACATACCCCAGTCGCATCCGCTTATCAATACTGTCGTAGCCGTTGGTGGTTGATAACCAGCAAAGATGCCATCCCGGAATTTCCGGAACCTTCGGCAGCGCACTTTGTGTCCATTCATCGCTCCACATCTTGCGACGTTCCTGCTTTGAAATGAACGCCTCTTCTGGGGCAGCGCGTGACAAATCTTGTGAAGATCGGCTTTCACGGCCACCTGCGTTGAGGGTTTTTTTGAGACGAGAATCCATAATGTTTAGCTCCTTCTGTTGCGTGCTTCAATAGCGTATCGTTTGATCATCTTGTTGCGTTTTTCTGGGTCATCCCAAAAACCTGCATCCTTCATTGCTCGGACCTGTTCAGGTTCCAAAACAAATTGGTTGCCATTAACGCGACCAGACGATTCACGACTCGATCCTGTAACCACACTTCGGGGACTCCTTCTGGAAGGCTCGTCAGTGTTTCTAGTATAACGGTGTGGTAGCCGTTTTTGCAAGCGGTTGTCAAGCTCGTCCCAATAATCTTGGGTGGCAGGGTCCCAGCCCTCGGCAACCAGACGGTTGTCAATGACCTTGGCGATCTGAGTATCCTCATCTCCAGCCTCTGGGTCATACCAAGAGTTGCGCTCCATCCAGCCGTTGGCCAAGCGAACAAGCTTTGGATTGGCTGGCGCTGACTCCTGCGAGCTGGCGCGGGAGACCTGCTCCTTGTAGCTGTGCATGGCCTCCAGCTTGCGTCGGCTGTCGTACCAAAGCTCTTGGGCCTTGGTGAACGCCGAGCCGTCAGAGTTGTCCGTCGCCTCCTGCATTTTCTGCTGGGCGTACCGCAGACGGTACTCCTCGTCCTCCATGGCCTTGTCGTAACGGGCCATGTCCGCGCCCTGCGTCTTGCGCTCCAAAACGGCAAGGCGGTCCTGCATTTCCTGATTCTGACGACGCAGCAAGATCAGGTTTTGGTCCTTCTCCTCGTTGGTGCGCTTGATGTAGTCCTTCTTGGCGCGGCGGCGGTTGCGCCTTGCCTCTCGGACTGCATCAGTGTCGTCAGGGTGGTCGACATCACCGTCGTTGTCCTGATGAGTTTCAGACCCGTCACTTGCGTGGTCAGACATATGGTCTGGCAAATCCACCGTGACGGAGCCGTCTTTTTCCTCAACGACGTTGAGATCTTCAATCTTTTCTTTGGCTTCAGTGCTCATAGGAATGCCCTCACAGCAAGTGGATCACCAGTCAACTTCGCAATCACTTCGTGATCGTTCAGGACCATAAACAAGGCGCGTTCTTCGTTTTCATCCTCGCCGGGGACGTGAACCTCCCAACGATCGCCACCCCACTTGGGCACGCGGATGTAATCGCCCTCTGTACACCAAGAGCCTTCAGGCCAGCCCAACATCGTGTCACGATGCTTAAATGCCAGCGGTCCGATCTCGATGACCTTGGCCACCATGTTTTGCCACTTTTCGGTTTCCTTGGTTTCTTCGACCAAAATAATTCCAGATGCAGTTGTTGTCTTTTTTGTGCGGCGAAGCTGAACTAACAGTCTTCCACCAAGAGGTTTTGCACCGGGATCTACGCTCGGAAATGCCCAAGCCATCTCAGCTTCGTTAGAAGCTACCGGGTTGTTACTCATTCTCATCTTCCTTCATCAGGTTGTTTAGGATTTCGAGGGCCTCTTGCAGGCCCGCGTTGTGACCGACCAGTCGAACGTAAGACTCCCAGTTCGTCGCATTACCAGCAACGAGGGACGCGGCTATTTCAGCCTGCCTAGCCTTAATTCCACCAATCAGATCCGAGAGGGTTCTCATTTTTTCTTAGCCTGTGATAAGCCTCCTGACTGTTTGGTTGGGGTTGTGCTGCCACCCTTCATGCTCTGGCCGTCGAGCTTTTCGCCCATAGCCATGCGTTTGTGCTGAGGCACATTGATGCTCTTTTGCTCTTGATCACTCGTTGCCATAGTTTTCTCCTTGGGTTGGTACAGCCTTGCTTTGCTCGAAATTGAGCTTTGCCGCATCGCGTGTTAGGCGGGCTGTTTCGATGCGTTCTTTCATCTCTTGGTCGCTGGTTGCGATGGCCAACTTCATTTGCAAGTCTTCCATTGCTTCCTGCTGGTCCTGTTGCAGTTTGGCCATGTCCATTTCGATCTTGGCGGCCAAAGCTTTGTCCTTGAGGCCCATCTCTGCCTCGTCGCGTTTGGCGCGGCGCTGGGTCTCGGCCATGCTGGTGTCCAGCAGCACCTTGGTGTCTGGCGTCATCTGTGGCTGCGGCTTGAACTGCTGGAGACCCTGCACCAATTGCTGGATCACAGGCATGATGCCCTTGAGCGTTTGGTCCGCATCCAGCTCGACGTGCTGCGAAGCCAAGGCAAACAGTTTGTCCACCGCCTTGGGGTCTTTTTGCAAGTCGTAGTCCTCGAGCTTCTCGCCCATGGCCTTCTGGACGTAACCCGTCATGCGGTTCAAGTACCACAAAACAATGTGCTGCTTGATGTGCTCGACCGACTTGGGCAGGTAGGCTGGCGCAATGATGGGGTTGCCACCAAAGATCGGACTCTTTGCAAAGTCCAAGTGCGCTTGAATGTGGCCAAGGTGGTCCTGCTCGGGGTAGGCGTAGGCGGCTTGGCCAATTGCCATGGCCACGTTCTCGTTGGCCGCGTCCATCTTGACTGGCGCTGGAACGTCAACCATGATTTCGTTGATGCCGGGCACTTTGATCTGCTTTAGGAAGCGCTGAATCACCACTTTCTTGTTAAACAGCTCAGGATTTTTGTCCATGATGGCCATGACCGCTTGGGTCTGTGCCATTCGCTGGGTTTCGCTGAAAATGTGCGGGTCGGAGACCGGAATCACGTCGGTAACGCGGGCAAAGTCCTCGCGCTTGACCTCCAGATCCTCCACAACCTCGCCGCGCTGCATGTCATCCAAGTACCAACGGTTGATTCGGCTCAAAACCTTGAGCACACGGCCCTGAGACTCGTGCAAACGGGCGTGAATGGAGCTGAATACGGCCGCACCCTGCTCAATCAGCGCCTGAGTCGTGCCAACCGGGGTGTTGGAGTTGACGTCAGCAATTTTTTCCTCTGCGGTGGTCACCACGCCTTTGGCGGCGTTGGTCAACCAGCCCAAAAGCTCGAAAAGCACAGGCGATGGTGGGTTAAACGGCATGGGCATGGCCATTTTGCGCACGTCATCCACGCCGGGAGCGCCTTCGATCTCCACAACTTGCGTGACTTCAATTTCTTGGGACTGGCCAGAGATCTTGCCGCCCTTGAGCTTCAGGAGCGTCGCAGCGTTGTTGATGTGGGCAGAGTCCAACAGAGCACGCAAAGCGCCTGTAAGGGCCGCCGAGAGGCCGCCAATGAGCTGTGGCAGGCCAACTGCGTATGCACCGCGCCATGGAATGAATTTGAACTCAATCACCCAGTCCAATTTGGTGTAGGTGTCGTCGCCTTCTTCCCAGTTTCGGTACAGGCCGATCACCTCGGTCGACAGATCGTCGATCATCAGGATGTACGGGGCCATCTCGCCTTTGGTTTCGGGGTCGTCTTCCAGCTCCAGCCATGTGTAGATGTGGTAGACCCGGCGCACGGCATCTTCGTTGTCGTTTTGCGACTTTCCTTCGACCTTGTTCGTGGCTTTTTGTGCCCCGGTCATCTCTGGGTCCATCGTTGCGCGGGTCATTGAGGTCTCGCGGTACAGGCCAGACTGCACGCGGCGCTTGTAATCCCAGTCGGAGATGTCGTCCACCTCGGTAAAGCGCTCGGCCGTGTAGAAGTTGCCTGATGCGTAGGGCAAAAGCACGTTGTCGATGGGCAAAAACTGGGCACAAGGGCGGCGTTTCTTCTCGTCGTACCAGAGCTTCATGTATTGCGAGCCACCAAGCGGGAGCTGCGTCAGCATTTGCTCTTGCTCGTCGCGGAATTCCTCGATCTGCTCGGTCAATTGCCAGTTCATGTAGTCGCGTTTGCGCTCTGCAATGCTGGTTTTCTCTTCGGTGACGTCGCCCAAGATCTTGGTTTTGGTCGGGCCGTCAGGCGGGAACATCTCTTTGATGGCGCGGGCTGCAAAATCGATGCAGGTCTCGGCCATTACGGGGTGAACTACCTTGGATGCACCGTTGAAGTTGGCTCCGCCGGGCGCGTCATTGCCCATACCCGTGCGCTTGATGCCCTCTTCGTACTGCTTGTCGCGCTGCTTGCGTGCGTCCTTGTCCTTCTCGACCAGCTCGATGTACCGCAGGGCCATGGCGCTCAGGTCGTAGTCCTGAATCAGGTCGCTGTCAGCCAAGTTTTGGTAGAAGTCCTCGTCCTCCATCGGCCCCTTGGTGTCCATGGTGACCACCACGCTCCCGTCAGGCAGCTCTTCCAGCTCAGAGTTGGCTAGGTCAGGCATGTCAACAACCTGCGCCTCCTCTTCGCCCCCAGCTTCAGTGTCTTGGTCAGGGTTGCCGCCAACAAAGCGGTTAAATTCTGGGTCTATTGGGAATTGGGTTGCCATGGGTTATTTCCTTGTGCTATGATTTAAGTTCACATTACACGCATGGAGAGTGCAGATGGATAAATACGATCAAGCAATTGAGTTTCTGAAGGGTGTGGACCCCGGTAGTTACTTTGACGAATGTGCAGAGCTGATGGAGGAGCTTCTGGCTCAGGCTGAGGCACGCAAGCCCAAGCCTGCGCGGTTCTCGACAGAAGAGCAAGCGTGGCTAAAGCAGTCAAGTGCTGGCGCTCGGTACTACGCAAAGGCTCGTGGGATTCTGTAATCATCGCTCGTCCGCCGCCATGGCGTTGATGTTGTAGCCAAGTGCAGCAAGTGCAGCGGCGGGCGTCATGCCTTGGCGGATCAAAGCCACGGCCTTTGGCCAATCAGCCTCACTGAAGAACCTGCGGGTCTCTTGGATGTCGCCGCGTGTGCCACCCATCTTGGAGTCGCGCAGGGCCTTCGCTCGAATTGCTGAACGCACATTTTCAGACTCACCAAGGTTCTGTGACACGGTGGGGGGCAGGTCCGCGAATGCGTTGAGCATGTCGGTGGTTGCCTCACCACTGTAGGGCGCGGTGGACAGCGGGCCTTCGGGGCTGCGCTTACCAACACCGGGGACATACCCCATGGTACTCAAGCTCTTCTCTTGCGACGACGGGAAGATCTCCTCCAGCCCCTTGCTGCTCTTGCGCATCGCCTTTGACGCATCCTTGGGGTTCATAGTGGCGTCGTATGGGAACATCACAGCACCACGGTTGCTTGCCGTCACGCCAAAGCCTTGAGGGCCTACTAGCTCATTCATCTTGGCCAACTGCTCAGACGTAGGCAGCATGCCTGCGCTTGGGTCGCTCAGTGCTTCTGGGTTGAGGTCACGAGTGTCAAGCACCATTGAGTTCTTGCCCTTGGTGCTTTTCATGGTGTTGGGCAGGTTGTACGCGCCAGCCTCCTGCGCATCCATTAGGGCGCGAAACTGCTCGGCTGCGTCCATCATCCTGCGTGAGTCTGGAGCCATCAAGCCGCCACCACCCGTTGGGAAGTCCATCAAGGGGCGAGAAATTGTCATGGGGTTGGTCTCAGTACCACCAAGGCTGTTTTGGTAATACCCCTCTGCTTGGCGCGTTGGGAGCTGGCGGTAACCTAGCGCACTGTAAATGGCGTCGCGGTTGCCTGCGCCCACCTCTGGGAATTCGTTTAGTGCAGCCTCGGGCGCAGGCATGTCAAAACGACCTTCGAGGCTGTAGGCAAGCTTCTCTTCGGGCGTCATGTTCAGGGCTTGTGGGACGTGGTTCAAACGCGCCCCGGGGATCTGCTCCGCCGTGGACGACGCCGCGTGCTTGTACATGTAGTCGCGGGCGGTGTTGTTGGCGTCTTGCAGGGACATCTTGATGCCCTCTAGCTCGTCGCCTTTGTACTGGCCTTTCTTGCCCCTGCTATACAGGTCCTGCGCCTTGCCATAGACCCATGGAACTTCTTGAATGTGCGGGCCTTGCCAGTCCGTGCGGCCACCAGTGCCTGCGGTGTTGGCGCGGTCCACTTGCAGCGCGGTCTCGGCGTCCATGAACGGGTGCATGGTGTCTGACACGCCAGCCTTCCACGGGTTGCCCTGTGGGTCGGTGTAGCCCATGCCTTGGGCACGGCGGAAGTCGTTCACACCGAACAGGCCTTCGTTGGGAATGCGTGGGTCGTTCTTGTTGGCGTATTCGCCGATCTTGAAGCCCATGTTGGCTGGGCGATCTTCGGCCACGGCGCTGTCAAGATTGCGCATGCCAGCACCACGGTAAGCCATCTGGGGGTCACCAGCGTTGCGGCTATTCAGGTGCTTGAGCGCAAAGGTCAACTCTGACTCAGGGCTTACGCCTGCGGAGTAGACGCCATGCTGCTCAAGCGTGCGGGGTAACTGGTAAGGCTCGCTGCTCTCGGCGATGCCCTGCTTGGCTCGGTCGTACCATGTGCCAAGGCGCTCAGGGTCTGCAAGTCGCACGGCCTCGACAGAGTCAGCGAAGTCGGTGTCCATGGCGCGGCGCATAGCACCAAGGCCTTGGCCACTTGTCACCGTGCGGGGTGCGCCGATGTAGCCTTCTGCTGTGGGCTTGAGGTGCTTGCCTGCTCGGGCTGCTTTGAGCACTGCCTCGTCGCCTTGGTCTTCGGCCATCTTGCGGTAGACGTCAGGGGGCACAGCCACGCGCTTGCCCGTTGACTTGGCTGGCTTGGCTGCTTGGTCCTCGGGGCTTTGGCTTGCGCTTTCCTTGGCGGCCTTCTCGACCTTCTTCTGGCGCACGGCCTCTTGCTCTTGCTTCTGGCCAAACTTGTCGATCACGGCCCGCTCTTCAGGCGTGCGGACCACGATAGGCTCAACGCCCTTGGGCGCTTTGCCCATGAGCTTCTCGAGGCCTTCCTTAACGATGTTCTTGACCTTGCCACCCTTGGCCATCTCGACGTCGCCCTTGATGGCTGACTCGGGCAGGATCATCTCGCCGATCTCACCACGCACGCGGTAGCCGGGTTCGTAGGGTGTGCGCTTGGCCTTGCCCGTCTCAGGGTCGATGATCTTCTTGCTGTTCCATGGCTCGCCTTCCCACATGAGCTGGTTGCCATGACGTGATCGCTCGATGACCTCATAGGGCGCTCTGTTCTTCTTGGCGCTGTCCTCGGTGAACACTCGCTGGCCCTTGTCGTATTTGTAATCGAAGGCGTCCATCTGCTTCTTGGCTTCAGTGGCGCGGCGTCGCACCTCGTCGCCTAGCGATGTGTGGAAGTCTTGCAGGTTCGTCAGGTCCTTGGCTGCGGTGACTGGGGCCTTCATGCCAGCGGCCTCGGCTGCGCTCTCAATTGCATTTTTGGCCATGCGCTTGATTGCGCCACCACCTGCGTACTTGTAGTCCTTCTTGTTGCCATACTGAGGCTTGCGTGCCAATACCAGCGGGCCGATCTGGATGGCCTCTTCGGCTGCCGTGATGGGCTTCATGCTGCGGCGGTCGTAGAAGTAGCCATGGCGCTCTGGGTCCATACCGACCTGTGCCCACTCTGGGTGGTCGAGGTACTCTTGAGCGCGGGCCATTGCGGTCGCCTCATCCATCGGGTTCCAGTTGCCCTTGATGGTGGCGATCGTGCCCTTGGGCTTGCCTGCTGCAATGCTGAGGGCTGCCTTCTCGGACATGCCGAACGTGGGGTTCATCACGCCAGCGACGCTTTCATATCCAACGCGGTCGCCAGCTCCGAAGCCAGCGGCTTGGCGGTGAACTGCTGGAACCCACACGCCATGATCGCTGTAGGCAGGGATGTCAAGGCGCAGGCCCACTGGGTCACCAGCTTCGAGAATGCCCGAGGGTGTGCCGTACAAGTCGCGCTTGTCTGCCGTCAGTGCGTTGACTGCGTCATCTCTGCTGGCAGGCTTGGGCACAAACTCGTAGGGCTTGACGGGCTTGTATTTCTTGACGAGCTTCTCGTATTCGGCGCGGGTCATCTCGTCGCCCTGAATCTTTTGTGCGCCCTCTTGCAGCTCGGGCACGCGCTTGGTCACGTCCTTGAAGTGCATGTTGATGCGGTCGACCATGGGCTTCAAGCCATCGACCACGCCCTCGACTGCGTCCTTCACAGCCTTCTTGACTGCGCCGCCCTTGGCGTAGGCTGGGCCTTCAATGATATGGCCACCGTCGGCCATGTCAGGCACGGTGCTGAACACCTCACCACCAGAGGCAAACTTCTGCACCTTGCCGTGCCAGACGTGCTCACGGCCCCTGTGAGAGGATGGAACGCCACCACCAGCCATGGCCCACTCTTTGAGGGACTGGCTCTTCTTGGGAACCGAATCGGTTTCGATTAGCTTTAGCTTCGGTAAGTCAATGGTCTTGAGTTTCTTGAGCATGTTCTTGCCTGCCTTAAATGTGCTGTAGCCGCCGGGGATCAGGCCTGCTGCCGCGCCAGCGGTCTCGGCGGCTGCGTCAATGTAGTCACCGCGCTTGACCGAATCGCCTGCGTGGCCAAGGTCGCGAGCGCCTTCCTCAAGTCCCATGGTGGTCCCGACGAACGGCACGAAGTCAGCAATGCCCATACCCATGGGCAGGTTGCTGCTGTCGCCGCCTGTGATGGTCTGTGCGTGCTTGCGGGCTTTGTAGCGGTTGACACCTAAGCCCTCCATGCCGCCTTGGAGTGCTGAGGCCATACGCTCTCGTATGGTTGGGTCGTATGCCCGCATTTCGTCAGCCATGATCAGTGCCTTTCGCTTGTACCCCTGAATCATAAACGGTGGCATCTGTCAAGTCCACCCTCTGATTCAGCCAGCGCTCGAACATGTCACGCGCCCAGTCCTTGTCGACAGGCTCATTCCATGAGCTTATCAACTCAAAGCGATTGGCGCACATTTCGACGCGGGCAGTTTGGTTAGATTGCATATGGGTTCACCCTTCGTACTCGGCCAGTGTCGGCGTAATCGTCTTCGTCCCATGTGTCGTCGGGCAGCGGGTCGATGTCCAGCCAGCCAGCGTCGCGCAGGTAGCGCAGGGCTTGGGTGCAGGCGTCCACGAGGTCGTCGTGCGTGGTCTCAGGGAATGAGCAGATCTGGCTCACGAAGCCCTCGGCCCAGTCCTTGACGTAGCCCTTGCGGTTGTCGCTCTCAGGAATCCACACCCGGCCTCGGGCGATGACGTTGGACACAATGTTCAGGCGCTGGAGCTTGTCCGCCCTGCCGGGGTTGTAGGCGCGGACGGGCAGGTGGGCACGTTGCAGGTCTTGGATCAACGAGATGCCCGCCGACTTGTCCTCGATCAACAGCAGGTCAACGCGCTTGCGGTCCTTGCCCTCACCGAAGACGGTCTCGTACTCCTCGATCACCTTGGGCCTCAAGTCAGGGTACATCATGCGCTCCTGCCAGCAGTCGATGATCATGGCCGACATGGGGCCGTCCTGCGGCTTAAACACCCCGAAAGTAATGCAAGCGGTCGGGTCGTTCTGCGCCTTCTCTGATGTGGCCACATCGTAAGACTGCAAAATGTACTCGAACTTGGGGAAAGCACGTCCTGCGGGCCAGAGCTTGAACATGTCGCGCTTGACGATGCCGCCCTCCTCGGGGTCGATGATCTCGGCGTAGATTTCCTGCCGCCCGAGCTTCGTGCCCTCATAAGCAAGGATCTGCTTTCTGAAGTTGTCGGACAGGTTGCCAAGGTTGGCGTAGGTCGAGGCGGTGGTCACCACCACGTCGTCACCCTCGCGGCCCATCAGCTCGATGATCAGGTCCTTGGGGCGGGGCGTCGTCGTGCAAATCATGCGGGTGCGCTTGCCCAGTCGCATTCCGAACTGGATCTGCGCCCATGCCTCGTCGATATAGTCCCACGCGGCCAGCTCGTCGCACCATCCCCCATGGAACTGAGGACCCCGGAAGCGCTCAGGCTCGCTGGCCGGGATGCCCTTGATCAGCGACCCGTTGGTCAACCTCAACTCGTGCGCGGTCTTGTTGTAGTCGGCCACCAGAGACTTGGGGATGACGGTGATCAGGCCTGAGTCACCCTCAAAGCATGTGGCTCGGACGTCAGCGCTCGTGGGGGCGGCCACCAGCCAGCGCGTGCCGGGGTTCTCATATGCCCACCACGCGATCTGCTCGGCTGCCGTGCGGGTCTTGCCTGCTCCACGGCCAGCCAGCATGAGCCAGATGGACCACCACTCGCCCGGGGGCAGCGTCTGGTGCTTGTGCTGGGTCTTGAACCATGACATGCGCCATGCCCATGCAAGCCGATACTCGGGGCTGGCCAACGCAAGGTACTTCTGCGTCTCCGGGGCAGCCACGATCTCGGCTATGTCACTCATTGGCGTCGACCTGCTTGTTCAGCTCCACGTTCATGAGCAGGGCCGCAAGGTAGGTGTCGGCCTCGGACTGGACCTCGACCTTCACCGGGTTGCCGGGGTCGCCGCCCACCGCCACTTTGTTGCCGTACTTCTTGGGGTTCCAGCAGGCCAGCAGCTTCAGGCGGTGCTCGGCGCGGTTCTTGTTCCACGCGATCGATCCAGAGTCGTAGCGCTTGTTCCCCCCCTCGTCAAACACAGCCAGCGGCTCACCGTCCATGATGGCCAGTGACTCCTCGGCCAATGCGTCGTAGCCAGCCTCGCGTGCGTGCGCGACCCGTAGGGAAAGACTGTCGTCGCGTGCCAACCACTCGTAGACCTGAGTCCAGTGCGGCATGTGCTCGTCCCTGCATATCTGCCTCATGGTCTCGCCCTTACCTAGACGTTCGCAAATCTCTGCTGCAAGCTCTGGTGTGTGCTTGCTTGGTCTGCCTGTCTTCTTTGGGGCTGTGGAGGTCTTTGCGGGCTGCGGGGCTACCTTACCCTTAGCTTTAGGCTTTGGGGCTGCTGTAGCTCGTTTTGATGGCTTTGCGGCGGTTTCTGGCATGACCTTAGTCCTCGTCCGTTGATCTTGCCGTTATCGTAACCGATTCGCTTAATTTGCGGGTGATTCGCTGTCGTCGATCAGCTCGAGCTGCTCAGGTGCGCGGTACTGCTCGATCTTGGTCCCTGCCTTGATCTGTTCGACCAAGTCGTCCTGCGATGCGACGCGCACGGTGTACTCGCTGCTTGCAACGTGGCTCAGGGCCTGTTGGCGTAGGTTAGCTTTGACTAGGCGTGCGCCGTGGTCGTTGCGGACGATGTAAATGCGTTCTGCCATGGTGGCTCTCCGATTTGTTTGGTGGTCCCAGCCGCTTGTGCTGGTCGAAACCGATTCGGTTTCTCTTCGCTTTCGGATCGCTTGCAGTTCGCTAAATGTTGCTGGTGTGTGCATCGCAGGGTGTATCTGCACACGGCGACCCTTTCAGCTTTCGCTTACTCGCCCCCAACCCATAACCAACACGGCTACAAGCTGAACGGCAATATCGTTTGCTCGTCCATAGCCACGATCCGTTACGTCGGGCATCCAGCTTGTATGCGTGTTGGTCCCAGCTTTCGCCGGGAACCGATTCGGTTTTGATTCGCTTATTGCATGATGTCTGGCAGCATGCACATGACGATCAAAAACACAGTAAACATTGTACCAATAATCCAGCGACTGAGCAACGACTCTTCAGGTTGCTGGCTGGGTAATTGGCTCATCATTTCGTCGATCTCTTGGCGGTTCATGTCAGCTCCAATACGGTGGCACGCTCTGCGCCTTTGTGTTCTTTGTGCGAGAACTCGTCGATCTGCTCATGCTCGCCGTAGTACCACTCCTCGTTGACGTTCAGGGCCACCGTGATGATGGTAACGTGGCCAACCTCGGTGACACCGCCCTCGTACCCGGGGCGCACCACCATAAGCTCAGGGTCCAACGCCTTGAGCTGCTCGATCAGGTCTTTGACTTTCATGCCGCCACCTTTGCCAGCTTCTGCTGGCGCTCGCGCAGGGCGTCGATCTCGGCCCACAGCTTGACGGCGTAGTCCTCAGCGATGTCCTGCCCTTGCGCCTCCAACGTGTCGTGGCAGTCAATCAGGGCACGGCGGCAGGTGTAGAAGTCGTACCCTGCCACCTTGCGGGTGAACACTGCGTGGTGGTTGCTGTAGTTCATTGTGCTGCCGTCTCGATCTCGCCGATGGCGCTGTCGATGCTGTCAATCGCGCTGTCTAGCTCGCTTACGGCGTTGTCCAGTGCGCTTGCGGCCTCTTCCATAGCCTGACCTTTGTCGCCGTTCTGAAGGCCCTCTGGCATGTTGTCGAACTTCTCGCGCTCCTCTTCGGCCAAGGACTGAATCTCGTCCTTGATCGCTTCGTACTCAGAGCGGATGTCGTCGAGCTGGCCCCTAAGCAACTCGAGGGCATCTGTAAAACTAGCAAGAGTCTTGCGGGTTGCGTTGTTCATTTTGCTGCCTCACCGTCTTCTGCTGCTTCCTCGGCGGCCACTTGGGCCTCGTACTCTGCTTGAGCCTTGGCCACCAAGCGCTGGATGTCCAAAGTGACCAATCGGTTGAATTCTTGCTGTGTCATGTCGCTGTCCTTTTCTGTGTTGCCTGCGGGATGCAGTGGTGTAATTCTATATTAAATTTCAAGGCTGTGCCAGTTCACTGAAAATATTCTGCAATCTCTTGCTCAATGGCCGCTTCAATCTTGCTGGTCAACTTCTTGGCCAACCATGGTGCAGGGCGGCCACGGCGGTCACAGACCTCCCACTCGCTCTCGGTGTAGCCGTAGTAGTCCCAATCGCTGTCTGCGCGGCTGTCGCCTGCGACGCTCTCGAAGTGGGTGACGCCGACGATGCATGGGATGCCTGCTACGCGGGTCTCAATTTCTGCGATGTAGTTTGTCATTTCGCTGTTCCTTTTCGCTGTTACCGATCTTGCTGACCGTGTTGTTAGTATAACACCAGATTAAACTAAAATACGGCCAATGCAAAATATTTTCTAAGTAGTTTCCCTTATGCCGCCTTGCCTGCTTCGAGGATCTTGTTGGCTGCGCTGAAGATGCGCTGGGCCGACTTATCGGTGATGTCTGCGCCTTGCAGCCAGTTCTGGATGTAGCCGCGTGACTCGTGCAAGCCGGGCAGGTCCAGCACCGAGCACAGGATGTAGGCCACGCCCTCTGCCTCGACTTCGCGGATGTCGCGGGGTGTCACCTCGCTGTCGGCCATCACCTCGTCGGTGGTGTGGCCAAGGACGACGTGGGCCAGCTCATGGAAGCGTGTCTTGTGGGGCAGCACGGCCACTGGGTTGATGGCGATGGTGCGACCGCTGGCGTAGCCTTGGCAGTTACCGTTGGGGTAGTCAAAGGCCACCTCGCTGATGTCCAACTTAACCAACGCGGCTGCCTTGTCCCATGCTGGGGTGACCACCTCGTTGACATACTCGTCGCCCTCAGTCTGACCGAGCACGAACCAGTTATTGCGAAGGCTGAACATGCTGAACGACTCGCCAGTCTTTTCGCCTGCTGCGTCTTTTTTGTTGATGGTGAGGGGCATCACCAGTGCGATGGCCTTCTGGCCCTTGCTGACTTGGCGGCCCAGCTCGGACCACTTCTTGTAGGTGGCGATGGGGCCGATGGGGATCTCGCGCTCCATGCACTGTGACCAAGCCAGCAGTTGGTTGCCGATGCTGTAGCCGTGAAAGGTGCTGTAGCACTTGCTGATGATGCCGGGCTGGTTGACGGCGTCTTGAAGCAGTTGGCTGAAGTTTGCTTTTTCCATGATGATCTCGCTTTCAATTCTGTGTTACCTGCGAAAGTGCAGTGGAGTTAGTATAACCTGGAATTAAACAATACAACAACCAACCCAAATTATTTTCTAGGTATTTTCCCTAACCTCTTTAGCCTCCATGCGGAGGTGCGCCAGCAGCACGCCAAGGTCTTGGCCAACCTCCGCCTGCCACAGCTCGATCTCTCGCAGGATGTAGTCGCACCCGGCGTCAAAGCCTTTGATGTAGTCCGACATCACGGTCTCTGGCGCGTTCATGCTGCAACCCCTTGGCGGGCCTCTTGACGGCCTCGTTCGACCAAGTAGCGGGCCTCGGTCCTATCCTCGATCGTTTCGGCCTCCAAGAGCGTTCTGATGGCCTGCGCGGCTGCTTGGCCAGCAGCAGGGGACTGCGCACGCTCGTACTTGAACCCGAGCGAGATGTATTGGACTTCTGCGTGCTTCATGCTGTGTACTCCAGTGCCTGCAAATTGCTGATGCGATTGTTGATCTCGGTGACCGTTTTTTGGTACTCGGCCATGACCTTTTGCTTTTGCTGTTCCAACGCGGCAATTTGCTGTGCGCGTGGATCAAATTTGTCAGGCACTTCGATCTCGATTTCTTGAGGACCAACGTAAACGCGATGGTCGCAGTCTTCAAGCTTGAACGAGAAGACTTGAAACTCGCCCTTCTCATCGAAGGAATATTTTTGGTAGTGAACGTGGACTGTGGTTTTAACTTGCATGATTCGCTTTCGTTTCGGTTATGCGGTGATGACGCCTTGGTTGATAAGCTGCTGGGCCGTGCGACCGAACCAGCCTTGAAGTTGCCACGCGAGGCCAGTGTCCACAAGGGTCTGCCATGCCTCGATGACTTGCTCTTCGCTGTCGGCCTCAATAAAGCCCTCTGCGATGCCTGTTGCTGTGTAGTTATCCATTTCGCTTTCCTTTCGCTTTTGATGGGGGCCGAAGCCCCGTGGGTTGATTAGATGTAACTGTCTTCTTTGCGCTTGTCTTTGCCATTGTTGAACTGGCGTAAAGCTTCGCTCTTGTGATAGTCGGAGCCGTGCTTACTGATGAAATTCAGCAGGTCACGGCGCACTTTGATTGGATGCCAGTATTCGCCCTCTGCATGCAAGTCCAACTCGTGCAGGCAAACAAAACTCATGTCATCTACGGTGCTGTGAACCAATGGGTCAAAGTAAGTGTGGTGTGACACTTTGGAGAAATCTTTTTTTGCGTCAGTCATGTTGCCCCCCTGATTAACGTGAAGTTACTTTGACGCTGAACACTGCGGTCACTTTGGTGTGACGTGCGATCTGCTCAGGTGTTGCGCCCAGCTCGGCGAAGAGGGCCTTGCTGTCAACCACAGAGCGGTTGGTCTCGATGTAGGTGGCTTTGAACAGCTCACCCTCAAAGGACTTGTCGCCTGTCAGGCTGGCGTCGTTCTTAATGCCGTCCTTGATGGCGTCGGCTTGCTTGGTCAGTGCTGCAATCTGTGCGAGCAATGCACCCAAGGTGTCAACGTCGTGGGCGGCTGGGGTAGTGATGGTAGTAGTCATGTCGCTGGTCTTTCTCTGTTACCTGACTGTGCGGATTTGCTGTGTCAGTGCATGTAGTGTAACACCAAATTAAACGAGTCAACAATTTTTTCAAATTATTTTGTAGGGACAAACCCTAATAGGGTCCGGACATCTTCCAGCAGGTCCAGCTCGCCGTAGCCGTAGTGCTTGGGGAAGCCCTTCGTGCCAAGGCCGTGGAGGCCCGTCTTGCCCCTGTGGTGCTCTGGGCATAGCGGTATGACGTCCATGTGCTTTGAGCGCCCCCAGCCCCCCGCCAAGGCCCTTGGATGATGCAGCTCGGCGGGGGTTCCCTCGTACCCCATGCGCCTGCACACGATGCAGCCCAGCTCGGCTACGCGGCTCATGTGCTTGCGCTCGGCGATGGTGGTCATTGCTTGCCCTTTGTAAAGCCTGCACGGTTCTTCAGCTCATGGCACGCCATGCACCGCCACATGACGCGGCCATCGCTGGTGCGACTTTGCTTCTCTGCTGGGCGCAGGCGGCACACTGAACACGTCCTCTTGATGGGTTCAGTCATTTGCTTCGTCGTCCTTTGGCCAAGCCCTGTCGCACGTTGGGCAGCGTCGCTCTCGCTCATCTTCAATCTGTCGCTTTCGCCAACCATTTGCCCGCGCCTGCTGGCGCTCAATACGCTCAAACTCTTCGTCCTCTTCTGTTTTTCTGAGCCTGTCAATTTCACCATGCAGCCTTGCGTTGGTGATCAACAAAGAATCCCTTGCGATCTTTAAACGCTCAAATTCGATTTCGTCGTCGTCGGTCATATTGTGGCCTTCCCTTCAGCTCGATTGCTGGCCTCTTGTGAGCGCCACACCTCGATGCGGGCCTGTGCCGCGATGAGCATCCAGCGCAGCTCTTCGCGAACCTCCACGGCCTGCTGCAAGGCCTTCAGGTGCTCTTTGTACTTGGGTGATGCGTAGGCCTCGCGCTCTTGCATGGCCGCAGTCTTGTGGCCCATCTCTTCGGCCTCGATCATTTGCTCGGCCTTGATAGTCTTGCGTAGCTCTTCCATGTAAGTCTTGTTGCCCTCGGCCATTGCATACGCCTTGGACTTTGCAATCATGAAATCGACTGCGGCTTGTGGGTCAATAAGTTTTTCAGTCATTTAATTCTCCAATCCAATGTTTGCGCTCTTCCATCATTTCATTTGCAAGCACATAGACGTATTCGGCAAAATCTTTTGGTCTGTCTATTCCTTCGGGAGCAAGGCCTGCTGCCACAAACATTGCAAAAAAATCAATCAATTCTGGCTCTTGCTTCATGTCGCACTCCCAAACAATGCTTCGCCTGCGGCCACCGGAAAGTGTCCACCCCACGCCACGATCTGCTGCACGTCCATGTGTTCGAGAAACCCATCCACCGGGCTGATGCGGTACTCGATCTGCCCCTCATAAGTCTTGACCTTGGCAATGCCCACGCAGCCCTTGGACCCGTTAAACCACTTCACCTTCAACGCTTCTTCGTTCATATTTCGCTCACTTTCACTTTTAACATTCCACCGATTGACTCGGCCCAATAAATTCGCAGGTCGACAATGTTGCTGTCGTCCTCCCAAACACCTGCGTGAGTGCAGCCGTCAAGGACCGCCTTCAGCAAATTGTCAAGGTCGCGCCGTCTGTTGTCTGGCCTAAACGCCTCGATGTTCACGCGCAACTTCCCAGCATAGTGCTTGGCCCCGCGCTGAATCAACACTTGGTCGGCCACGGCCTTGCGGTAGGACCTACCCTCTGCGCTGATGATCATGCGACCTTGGAACGTGCGCCAATATTTGTTCACGCTTGGCGGCCACGGCAACGTGAGGGTGATCGCATTTTCGTTTTTGCTGATCACGTCCTCGAGCTGCTTTTGCAATTCTTCTAAGGTCATTGGTTCTGCGCAGGTATGCGGTTGAACATGTGCTCGGCTGCATTGCGCAAGGCTGTGCAGACTGCGCCCTCGTCCTCCATGTCGGCCATGTCCAGCAGCATCTGGGCGCAGGCCCTCCGCTCAAGGAACATTGCCTGCTTTGTGGTCTGAATCGCTATGGCCATGATCTCGGCCTTGGCCTCGCTCAGTGCTTTGTCAAACTCGTTCTGCGTGAACAAAGTCTGACCCTGCGAAAAAATGTTTTTGTCAAAGTTCATTTCCATTCTCCTTCGTTACCTCGGTTACCTTTAATCCATTGATCCCGAACATCTTGTTCAAGTCGAGAGCCTGCATGTAAGTCATTCCAGCCCTTGTGACGACGGCCAGTGTGGTCAGTGTGACCGTTAAGCCAGCGGTGCGCCGCATCGCGATCTTGTATGCGTCGTTTGATGACCCATCGAACGAGACAACGGTGACGATGCTCGTCTGGTCCTTCTCCCTCGCCATTCAAAATGCACCTCGGTCGTCAAACGACATCGGCAGCCCGCCGCTCTCGTCCACAAACTGCTGGGACTCGCGGTTGAACCAGAGGGAGTACCACTCCTCAGCTTCACCGTTGCGCTGCTTCTCGCACATCAGCAAAGCGTCTGGCTTTTTGTGGTCAGGGATCTGGCCGTTCTGAATGTCGTGCTCCTTCTTTTTGTTGCGCCACATGAGCAACACGTTGTCCACTTGGTCGGCGATCGCGCCCGAGCCTTTGATGTCGGTCTTACTTGGCTGCATCTCTTCGTTGCCCAGCTTGCGGATATGGTGGACCAAGTGAATGTGAATGTGATGGTCACGCGCCAGCGCGGTCAGCTCGTCGACGAAAGTCTTCTGAGCGTTGTAGTCATCCTCGCCCGTCACGCACTTCATCAGGCTGTCGATGAAGACATGCTGCACACCCAGCTCGACCGCGCAGTAGCGTGCCATGGCAATCACCTGCTGGCTCGATGTTGTCCCCTGCTGGTCGTACAGCCACAGACCCATCTCCGAGTAGTCGATGAAGCGAGTCAGCAGACGGCCAATGTAGGTGGCTTTGTCGGTGTAGCGAGGGAAGTCAATGTTTTCGCCAGCAAACTGACGCAGCATGCGGTACAGCGTGCGCTTGGGCTTCATCTCAAACGAGGCAATGCACACGCGCTGCTTTTGCTTGATCAACCCCAACGCAACTTGGCCAGTCACCAAAGACTTGCCACCGCCGTTGCTGCCAGCGTACAAAGTCACCTCGCCGGGTCGGAACTGAAACGTCGAATGCGTCTTCGCCCAAGGCATCGTGGTGCTCGAGTCCTTCTCAGGCGGGCTGACCAAATCCTTTTGCAACTCCTCCAGCCACACCGATGCCTCATGAACCTTGTGGGTCACGTCATGAGCCTTCAAGTATTTTTCCGTGTCGATCTCTTGCGACTTGACCAAACGCACTTTACGGGCCTCGTCAAGGGCGCGTGCTCTTTTTTCAATTGCAGCCACTTCAGACATTTGCATACCTCACTGCTTCGTCAATCCGTTGGTAGGCCGTGAGCATGCGCTCTCGGGTCTCCTCGTTTGGCATCTTGTTGTTAGCAATGTCAAAGGCCACGATCTGGACCACCAGCGCCTCAAAGTGAATGATGCGCATCAGGTCGCTTGCAAAGAACGCGGGCTTCATGCTGGGCTTGCCAGTCACAGGGTAATCTCGGCGCTTCTCGTCGGATGGAAAAAGGTCAGTCATGTCCATGCCAATTGCACCCAGCACGCTGGCCGTCTCGCAGCCTGCAAAGCAGTGCAGCAGCACCCTGCCATCCTCACCCTCACGAACGGCCAGAGAAGGCCCCTTGTCGGCGTGAGCTGGGCAGCGGGCAGTCCATGAACCGTTGCGGCCCTTGACCTTGTCCAAACGCGAGATCAGATTCTCGACGGGTGTCATGATTCACCTCTTGCTCGGATGTCATGAGCCACGGATGCCAAACAGCCACGCGCCTCCATGTTGCCTGTTTGTGCAATGTAACGAAAAACCATATCAGCACACGCCTCACGCTCGGCCAGTACAGCTTTCTCAATCAGATCTTTGTACTCAGCCTCGACAGCCTCACGCCACATCTTTGCAACGTCATCTTGAAATTCTTTGCGGGTAAGGACTCTCATATCACTCTCCTGTTGAAAACCGAACCGTTAACCGAATCGCTTTGAGAGTCATCTTCCCAACGCTTTTGATTGATGAACGTAAGTGGGGCTGGCTCAAACCCCGAAACCCACTGCTCAGAGGCCCGCAAACGGGTCACGCAGGCGATAATTTTGTCAGCTAAGGGGTCTAGTGCTTGACGCCTCCATTTCGCCTCACAGGCCGATTTAGCGACTTTGCGTTTTGATGATGGCCATGCCGACCAAAACTCGTCAAAACGTGATGTTGTCGGTGAAACCGACGTAATGGTATTTATCTTATTCTGTATCTTCTTAGGGTTAACTTTCGGTTCCGTTTCGGTTACCGATTCGGTTTTCTTCGGCCTGCCGCCTAGCTTCCCGAGCTGTCGATTATTTGCGACCTGCGCTTGATACTTCGCTATTTCGACATGACAACGATGGTTAAAATAGCCGTTTTCGGTATGTTCAAAGAACTCACCCAAAACCGATTCGGTTATGTCCAAATCAATACGAATTTTTCTCGAAACCGATTCGGTATTGAGTGGGATTGGCTTCTCGCTCATGTAGTACAAATCCAACAGACGGCGGTAAGCCAAGTCTTCTGCATCGCTCAGATGCGTGGTGTGGGTGATGTAGTCACCAAGGTGGAATTTGTACCAGATCACTTTAATGCTCCGAAGATGTCGGGCCGTAAAAATGTGCGCTTAACTTGCCCCCTCGTGTAGCGCTCAATGGCCACACTCAACTCAGGACTAGGCAGCGCCCGCCCAGAGATGACGAGGCTCATCCACGTCTTGCTCACGCCTAGCTTGGTGGCCATGGCCAGCTTTGCTCCTCGTGGCTTTGTTTCAAAAAATTCAGTCAGTGTCATTCAGTCATTCTCCAGTGGTTGGTTTAAGCGCATCATACACTAAAAAAATATTTGCGCAACGGGGTTGTATCTTCAAGTTAAATTTGGTACAGTTGCGAAACTTTAACTCGAAAGCGAATTATGCGAAACTTTTTTACAGCGGTTGTGCGTTTTTTTCTTGGCCCCGGTAGCGGCATCATGCTGTTTATTTTGGTTGGCTTGGCTTACTACTTGGCCAAGGACTGACATGGGCGACGAGTCTGAATTTCACCAGCTCATGCTGGAACGAGTGCAAATGCTTGAGGAGGCCCTTCGCAGGGCCATCGCAGGCGTTGCCACCCCAGACGACTGGGCAATGATTCGCATGGAATGCGGTCTGCCAAGGGCGTCTATTTTTAAACCTGATAGGAGCGAAAAATGAGTTTGACAGCGAAAGACAGCGGCGGCAGCTTTACCCCCGTAGCCCCCGGCATGCACCTTGCACGGTGCTACCGCATCATAGATCTGGGCACACAGAAGACCGAGTACCAAGGACAGACAAAACACCTTCAAAAGGTAATGTTGCAGTTTGAAGTCCACGGCGAAGACGACGACGGCAACGCGTTGGTGACAGCCAAAGGCGAGCCAATGTCTATCAGCAAGAACTTTACCTTGTCGTTGGCTGAGAAGGCCACGCTGCGCAAGGACCTGCAAGCTTGGCGTGGCCGTGACTTCACTGCTGACGAGCTGCGTGGCTTTGAGCTGAAGAACGTGCTCGGTGCGTGGGCCATGATCACTGCGGCCAAGTCTGTTGGCAACAACGGCAAAGAGTACACCAACGTGATCTCGATCAACCCAGTGCCTGTGGCCATCAAAAAGGCTGGCCTGCCTGAAGGCTTCAACAAGTTGGCGATGTTTGTGATTGAAAACCCCGACATGGAGCTGTTCGAGACCTTTGGCAACGGCCTGAAAGAGAAGATCCAAGGTTCGCCTGAGTGGCGTGCCCGTAACGGTGGTCAAGAGCAGCCTGCCAGAAAAGCTACGAACACAGGGTCGGGCTTTGATGACATGGATGATGACATCCCTTTTTAATTAGAACGGGCAATTGGCATGAACACCACAATGAACTTGTTTGATCAAGACTTTGGGTCTGACCCAAAAACACTGGTCCGAAGTCAAGATCCGGACACAAGCCACAAGGCGGCAAATGCTGTTGACACTTCAAAACTTGAGCGCATGGTTTTTGAAGCCATTGGAACTTTTCCAAACGGTTGCATTAGCGACCAAATTCTTTCCATGTTTCCAAACTACCCGTACTCCTCAATCACCGCCAGATATCGGGCTTTGCTCGATAAAGGTTTTATTGAGGACACCGGGGAGCGAAGAGCTGGAGCTTCTGGTAAAGGTCAACGCGTTATGAGGATTTTAAAATGAGAGTTTTATCTGTTAGCTGGAACCCTGACCGCGACATCACAAAGCTAAAATTTAATGAACATTTTTTGGCTTCTGATTGGGTTGTACGGGCGGACGTTTTGCAAGACCTTATTCACGACCTGACAGTCATGTATGAGGGAATGCTCACAAAACCAAAAAACGAAGAAGAAAACACATGACCATCACAGCAAAAGAACCACGCGCCAGCGAAAGCAATCACTGGTACACCCGCGACGGCGTGCCGCGCTACACGGTGATCGGCAAGAACGGCAAGGAGCGCAACACCACGCTGCGCGACGCCCGTACCGAGAACCTTGTGCCCAGCGTGACCACCGTCTTGAACGTGATGGCCAAGCCTGCGCTCATCCAGTGGTTGCAAAAGCAGGTGTTGCTGGCCGCTCTAACTTTGCCGCGCATCGACGGCGAGCCAGAGGACGACTACATTGCCCGCATCATGAGCGACAGCAAGGAGCAGGGGCGCAAGGCCGCAGACGACGGCACTGACATTCACGCATCGATCCAAGGCTTCTACGAGGGTGAGGTCATCACGCGCCACGAAGAGCACGTCAAAGGCACTGTGGCCAAGCTCGAAGAAGCTTTTGGCCAACAGCCTTGGATCGCCGAGCGACCGTTTGGCCACAGCCATGGTTTTGGTGGCAAGTGCGACCTGCACTGCGTCACTGGTGATGGCATCGTGGCCGACGTTAAGACCAAGGAATTTACCGACGCCACCAAGATCGATGCGTATGATGACCACCTCATGCAATTGGCAGCGTACCGTGTGGGCCTTGGCATCCCCAAGGCTCGCTGTGCCAACGTGTTTGTCTCGCGCAGTGTCCCGGGCCTCGTGGTCGTGAAGGAATGGTCCGAAGAGGACCTCCAACGCGGCTGGGAGATGTTCTGCTCACTGCTTAAATTCTGGCAACTCAAGAATCAACACTCATGAAACCTGTAGAAGCCTTTCAAACCTCAGACGGCATGCTGTTCTCCACAGCGCAGTCTGCCGAGAAGCACGAAATGATGTTGTCTAAAGAGAGCGTCGTCGACGAATTCTTAGACAGCGATCTAAACCCCTACACGGGCCACGCTCACCGCTCAATGGCTCGTAACACTGTTGTCAACTGGGAACTATGGAAGTCTAAAAATGAAATCCTTGCTAAATGAAGAACTCGTCAAACAAGTCTTTTTCTACAGCGACGAAAAGCGGCCAGATCCGCTGATCGCTGACGAGGTAGACATCGTGCAATTTGCCGAGAAGCTGGAGGCCGTACTGCGCCCCTTGATTGCGGCTGAAGAGCACAAGCGCTGCGTCACGATCGTGGCACACATGAACCGCGAAGTGGCCAGCGCCCTATCAAACCAGAAGCCTTAAAAAGACCCCCTCCCGCGAAGGAGGGGGCATAAGAATGCCGCAGGCAACTGGCAAAGCCACGGCAATCCAAGCGGGGAGAGCCGCTTGAATTAGGGTAGGGGTCCCGTCATCTCGTCAAGCAACGGCGCGTTGGCCAACCCCTGCATTTTTCTTTTAACGTACTCTTGAAAATCTGGGTTGTCGCGGTAGGCTTGCGCAGCGCCAGTCCCAATCGCCAACGGTATGCCAACGGGCGCGGTGGGCGGGAACATTGACAAACCAGATCCCAAAATATTTCCACCACTTAGCATCATGCTTGTGGTGTCTCGCTGACCTTCTGGCTTGCGTGCCTGCTGTGCAATGTTGACGCCCTCGCCCGCAGCGCTGGCCAAGGCCAACGGCGGCAAAACGTACTTGCCAACGGCTGCGGCGGCAGCGGCCACGGGCCTCATCATGCCCTTGAACATGTCGGTGACAACGTCCAACCCAGAAGGTCCTTTGGGGGGAATAGGAGCCGTTGAAACAGGCTGCCTTGGGGGTAGCTGAACCAAGGTTCCTTGAGGCGGTGGCGCTGCGGGTCCGGGCATAAAGTTTGGCGGCAAGTCAGCGGCTGGAAGCGGTCCCTGAACCCTGAACGACTGTTTAGGCCCACTTCCAGCGCCTTGGTCTAACGTCAGTAATCCGCCGTAACGTGGGTTCTCAACGTACTTTTCGCCGGGGAACATGCTCTGGACTTTGTTCAGTCCTTCGCGCCGCTGGGAGGTTAAGTCGTGAACACCACCAGTTTGTTTGGTCATGTCCAAGGCGCGGCCAGCTTCAATGTCGGTCAACCCTGCCGACTTGGCGTAGTTGTAGGGCATCGTGCCAGTCTGGCCAGCAGCAAGCCTTCCAGCGTCTGCACCGCCTGACGGGACTGGCAGGCGAACAACGCTTTGCGGTGGGCCGCCAGAAGGGCTAGGAACGCCCGCAGAGGGCGCTGGAGGGGTTGGTGGCGTCCTACCCTGCATACCTGTTGCAAAACCCGTTCCTACGCGCTTTGCGCCAGCTTCCAGCAGTGCCCCCGCACCAGAGCCTGCTGCGCGGGTTGCGGAAACACCAGCGCCAGTCCCAGCACCAATCATTTGAGCCTGACGTTTTTCTTGAGCGTCCATTGCCGCCTGCATGCGGGCATCACGCTCCTCATCGGTTTCCTCTGCTGGCGCGGGGGTTGCAGGGGCTGGGGCAGCCGCTCCCTCAGTAGGTTCAAAGGGCAGCGCCTTGTTTTCAGGTATTGAGGCCTGAGCGCTGGCCAATGAGCTTTCGTATTCTTCAACGGGAACACCAAAGTAGGAGCCGTTTTTTCCAGAGGCCAAGCCTCGAGTGAACGCACCGACGTCAGGGCCAGTGTTGACGGCCAGCGGAAAGTTGCGCTTGATCTGGTCGGCGTAGTACATGCCGAAGACCTCGGGGTCCTCGAACTGAACGTACTTGTCCTTGGACCCCGTCTTGTTGTCTTTTGCTTCAAAGCCGTTGCCGCTGAAGTCTTTGATGCCGCCCAAGTTGTGATGCTTCTTGGCCATTTCGGTTTGACCCCAACGACTTTCAAGGCCCCACTGACTCAGCAGCACGTTTGGGTCAACCTTAATTTCTTTGCTGACTTGCTGCGCAATAGGGCCGTAGGTCTCAATGAACTGCTCAATGTTTTTGTTGGACATCTCACTCACCTTCTTTCTTGCGTCGGATCACGCCAGTCTTGGGATCTCGAATGAACCCAGTGCTTGGAGCGCCCGAAGCGGCAGGTGGAGCCTCTTGCTTGCGCTGGCTTGTAGGCACGGCTTTGATGCCGCCAAAGATCTTCTCGGTCTCCGCCTCAAAGCTTTTCTTGATGTCTTTGTACAGGTCCGACTTGCGCTCAAACTCAAGGTACGAGCGCCCGGGATTCTTGTCCTGCCACTGGCGGAATGCGTCAGCGGTGTCAATGTCAAACTGCGAACGTGACTTGAGCAAATCCATGCGAGTGCGAAGCACCTCGGGGCTGGTGCTGGTGGTCCCGGGGATGGCGCGAACGATCTTGCGCTCACCCTCAGTCACAGCACCTTGCTTGGCCAAATACAAACGAGTGAAGGCCAGCTCAATCTCAGCAAGCTCGGTCGCAGCCTTGGTGACGTTGTCGAGGTCCTTCTGCGTAACACCCGGCATCATCTTGCGCATGCTGTCCTCGAACCCAGCAAGGTTCAATGAACCGCTAGGCGTTTGAATGCCCTCTTTGATTAAATTGCCGATTGCGGCAGTGACGCCGGGGCGGGCAAAAATACCAAAGTAGTTCGGGCTTTGTTTAAGGTAATCTGACACGCGAGTAACGCTGCCAAAAATACGACGTGCGGTGGCGTCCGTCTCTTCAACCGCCGCCTCTTTTTCAGCAGCTTTTTCACCAAGCTTGCCTGCGCGTGTTTCAGCTTCTTTTTGCTCGGTAGCCAACTGCTGCACCGATTTAAGGCCGCCACTTGGCTCGCCATCGGCGGGCTTGCCATCAGTAGGCGCAACGTCGGTTTTCTTGCGAGGACCTTTGACAACGCGCTCGGCCAAGTCGTGGTAGGCAGGGTCGTCGTTGGCCGCAAGCAAACTGAGCCTTGCAGCGGTGCGGGCGTCCACGGGGAAGGTCCCGGGGTAGCCGTAGATTTGGATCTGCTCCACTTTCCCTGTTGGGAACTGATAAAACTTACCAGTGGCCAGATCCTGCACGCCGCTCTCTTTATCGCGGAAACGCTTCTGATTGATCTCCTGCGCCTCTTTGATGAGATCAGCAGCGGACTTACTTTTATCTGAACGATTCAACCGAATGTAATCGCGTGCCGTCATGAAATCTGGATTTGGCGGCATTACTTGAATGCCCTCAATGTTTTCAAAACCGGGGGGCTTGTTTGACTCCAGAGAAGCCAAAGCGCCTTGAGGTGAGCCAACAACTTTAGGTGCTGTGGACTGTGAGCTTGCTTGAGACAAAGCACCAGCAGCGGGAGCGCCTTCGGTGGGGGCCTCTGCGGGGGCTGCGCCACCTGACAACGGTCCAGCCTGTGGGCCAGCAATTGCGCCAGCCTGTGGGCCTGCTATGGGGCCTGTTGCAGGCTGTGGCCCGTTCAAGTATTTCAGCAGCTCTGCGTCGCGCTGTTTCATGCGCTGAAGTTCAATGCCTTGACCAGCAACCGCAACCTCGCGCTCACCTAATGCCAACTGACGCTTGTCTTCCATCTCTTGGGCTGCGCCGACCTTGCCAGCGGCCTTGCCAAGCGACTCGCCAAATCCACCAGTTTGCGTAGGCGACAGGAACCCCTCGGCCATAGCCAAAAGGGTTGGATCAAACAACATTTTTCGGTTGGTAAGAGAGTCCGAAAGTCGGGCAACCGCGTCCTGATAGCGTTTATTTGCCGCAGCAATTTCTGGATCTTCTCCAGCCAAATACTGCGCTGATGGGGTTTTGGCTTCAGCCATGTTTTTCTCCTTTTAACCCGGAAAGTCGTCAAGAGACTTTGCGTAATCAATTTCTTCTTGAGTTCGTTGGCCGGGTGTAAAGCCGTCACCTTTGAAAAAAGTGCTTGGATCAAAGCCTTTAAATTTATCTCCAATAAAGTCAAACAACTTGCCACCTGCGGAGCCTTCTTTTGTAGCGCCGAGCATAGACATGACGCCCAAAATGTTGGACAGATCTGACGTGCTGTACATACCAGCCTTTGGTCCCACAAACTTCTCGGTTTGACTTTGAGGAATGGTGTAGCCGCGCATGAGTCCAGAGGCGGTCGTTGCGGTCTTGAGGGGCGCGTCCAGCAAGCTCTGCTGGTACGCCTGACGCTCTGCACCAGCCTTGGTCAATGCACCAGCAGCGGTTAGGCCCGTGTCCAGCTCTTGCTGTGCAAGCTTGCCTTGAGTACCAGCGGCCAAGTTTTGCAATTGGGCTTCATCTAACGCGCCCTTTAAAGCCTCGCTGTAGCCTTTTGACAGTGCGCCGTACTGCTGGCCTGTCAAGCCCGCTTGAATGTCCGCCATGCCCTGTCCAAGAGCGCCAGCGTAGCGTTGGCTGCCAAGGCCACCAGTGCCAACAAAACCAGCCTTCATGGTGGGCAGCAAATTGCGCTGCACATTTTGCTGAGACAAGCGGCCCATCTCATCCACCACATTGCTGGTGTAGGGGTTCATCAAAGCCTGAATGCGCTCGGGCGTGATGCCTTTGGCTGCTTGAGCTGCGGTGTCTTGAGCGGCTTGGAGGTCGGGCTGGTACGAGGTTGTGGCCCCCGGCAAGTTGCTGTACCCCATAACCTGCAACGGGTCATAGCCAGCCACAGACTGTGTGGGCGATCGGCCCATGGCGGTCTGGCCAGCAGTCGAGACGTCGGTCAGGTACTTCGTGTAGTAATCGGGTGCATTGTCAGTCCGCGTCGTGGTCTGCGTAATGTCTGGTAACGGTGCGCCTTGGGTAAGTGCCATGATTATCTCCTAGCTGTGCGAGCGGGTTTTTTAAGGTAATCCAAAGGTGATTTTTTCGCTGGTGGCGGTAAATCCTTTGGTTTTGCCGACCTGTGATACGCCCGAATCGAGTGCATCATGTTGTAGAGTTTATCGCTTCCTGCCTTAGTTGAGCCATTTCCAAGCGCGGCAACCACGTCAGCAGGGAATACAAATTCGCCATCAGCCAACATGGCAGGGATATCGTCCGACTGCCCGTCCCCGGGTCCCGTGACGGCGTTTCCTGTGCGGAAGTCCAGCCGTGGCTTGCCAGAGTGGTGAACCACATTTAGCCCACCCCCAGCGTAGTGGCCATAGCGGGTTGTGCCGCCACCCGCAAACAGAGGCGTTGCAAGGCCACCAGCTTTGAATGGAAGCGTCGGAGCTTGACCGCCACCCAGAAAGTCATTGATGTCGGTCTGCTGCCCGTAGTTGAAATAGTTAGACCCTTGCTGGGGCTGAGGCTGTGGGGTTGAGAGTTCGTCTTGCACTTGGGCCACCTGCTGGTTCTGTTGTTGAGTTTCTTGCTGTGTTGGGTTTGGCGAGTAATCATTTTCTTTGACCATCTTGAGATATTGCTCAAGAGGGCCTTCAAACTTTGCTTCACCTGTAGTTTTCAAACCAATTTGTCGATATGGCGTGTCGTCGGACACAGCGGCAGCAGCGGGGGCAATCATGGCCATTGCGGCGCTGAGGCCGCCTTGAGTCCTTGCTTTGTCCTCAGCGGCCTTTTTGGCTTTTGCTTCTTCTTCTTGCTGTTTTTTAATATCGGTGACGCTGGTCTGTAAACCACTTATGCCAGTGCCAAGCTCTTTAAGAGCCTGTTGCGTGGCCTCTTGATATGTCTTGCCTTGCAACACCAGCTCGTCGACGCGAGTGTTGAACTGCGTCTGAACATCGGTGATGTTCTTGGTCAGATCCGTCTTGACATCGGTAATTTGCTGAGTCGTTGTCTTGACTGCGGTATCAATTGCCTTGTTGATATCCACGCCCATTTGGATTTGGGCATTGACGATGTCCTTCTGGTTTTGAGTCAGCGTGTCAAACTTGGTCTTGACGTCACCACTCAATGTGTTGAGCTGGGTCTTGACGTCAGTGATCTGCTGCGTGGTCAACTTGGACGCAGTATCAATCGCTTTGTTGATGTCAATACCCTGTTGCGTGTACGCAGAGACAATGTCTTTTTGACCTTGCGTCAGCGCATCAAATTTTGTTTTGACGTCAGCAGTAACACCAGTCAGCGCTTTTGTCAGCGCGTCATTGGTGACAGTGTCATTTGTTGCGGTTGTGCCAGTTGTACCTGTAGTCCCGGTAGTTCCAGTTGTACCAGTTGTACCAGTTGTACCAGTCGTCCCGGTTGTCCCGGTTGTCCCGGTTGTCCCGGTTGTCCCAGTGGTTCCAGTGGTTCCAGTGGTTCCAGTGGTTCCAGTTGTACCTGTCGTACCAGTAGTTCCGGTCGTTCCCGTGGTTCCAGTTGTGCCTGTAGTTCCAGTGGTTCCGGTAGTGCCTGTGGTTCCGGTAGTGCCTGTGGTTCCGGTAGTGCCTGTGGTTCCGGTAGTGCCTGTGGTTCCGGTAGTGCCTGTGCCGCCCGTTACAAAAGTCGTTCCAGTCGTACCTGTTGTCCCAGTAGTTCCCGTTGTTCCTGTGGTCCCAGTCGTGCCAGTCGTACCTGTGGTTCCTGTGGTTCCTGTAGTACCAGTCGTTCCGGTAGTCCCAGTTGTACCCGTTGTACCCGTTGTACCTGTTGTTCCGGTGGTTCCTGCTGTTCCGGTAGTTCCTGTTGTTCCGGTAGTTCCCGTTGTTCCGGTAGTTCCAGTAGTTCCCGTCGTTCCTGTTGTGCCCGTAGTCCCAGTGGTTCCCGTAGTTCCCGTCGTTCCGGTCGTTCCGGTCGTTCCGGTCGTCCCAGTGGTTGTTGTGACCTTAGACGCTTCATAGGCTGCTTTGTCACCGTTGAATTTAGTGTAAGTACCGTAGTCAGGAAAACCTGCATCAATAGCTTTTTTGGTGTTTGCAGCCTGCGTCAGAGCATTGTTGTAAACGCCCAAATCACCTTTGTATTGAGTGTAGGTTGCGTAGTCGGGAAATCCCGCTGCTTTTGCAGTGGCTAAATTTGCCGCACTTGCATTGGCCGTGTTAAATGCATTTATGTCACCCTTGTAAAGGGTGTAATTTGCGTAATCAGGAAATCCTGCCGCCTTAGCAGTTGCCAAATTTGTGGCGTTTGTTTTGGCTGTGTTGTACGCCTGAATGTCACCGCTATATTGCGTATAAGTCGCATAATCGGGAAAGCCTGCATCAGTGGCTTTTTTGGTATTTGATTCGTTTGTTTTGGCGGTATTGTAGGCAGCAACATCTCCGCCATATTTGGTGTAAGACGCAAAATCAGGGAATCCTGCGGAGGTAGCCTTGAGTGTGTTTGCGGCGTCAGTTTTTGCGGTGTTGTAATCCGACAAATTGCCGTTGTACTTAGTGTAAGTCGCATAGTCAGGGAACCCAGCCGCAGTGGCCAAGTTGTTGTTCTGCGCGTTCTGATAAAGCGTTTTGTCGCCACCATATTGTTGGTACGCAGCGTAATTTGGAAAGCCTGCTGCTTGAGCTACGGCCTCATAATCCGTTGTAGTTTGCAATGGCGCAGTTCCATTCAAAACGCTTGGGCTAAATACAACTTTGAAATCAGCCGCTGGCGTTTTGTAAATGTCATCGAGCACCGTTGTGAAATTAAACGATGGGTTTTTCTTGACGATTGAGTCAATGTTGCCAAGCGTGATTGGTGTTCCATCAGCAGACCTGTAAACAACAGTGCTGTAATCAGTCACGCTAGAAGGCAACGTGTCTTTTATGTCGCTTGGCGGAATTCCTATGCTTGTTCCAACAGCAGTCAATGCGCCCAAAGTAACCGAGCCACCATTGTTTGATTTGCCAATTTCAGCAGAAGAATTGAGAGTGCTCAGATCAACGTCTTTTGTTCCGTTCATCAGCTCTTGGAACGTCACATTGTTGCCCGAGTAATCTTTTGCAACAACGGCCAAATTATTGATTGATGCCGGGGCAATGATTGTGGCAGCCGTACCCGCTCCAATAATGCCAGAGTAGAAAGATTCTGCGTTTAATTGTCTGGTATTGATTTCGCCAGTCGTTACATACTGCGTTGTTGCATTTTGAGCATAAGTTTCAAGGTACTCTTGAGCAAAGTTAGTTGCAAGGGTTGAGCCAAATTTGGCCGCCACCTCTTTGACACCTCCAGTAACGCCTTGAAAATAATGTGCAAACAACATCTTGTCCGCAATAAATTCTGTTGGAATTGTCACTGCGGCGTGAATTGCTCCAACCATCAAAGCCTTGTCGCGAGCCACATCTTCTGACACGCCTTTTGCTTTTAAGGCGTCATAAGTTTCTTTGGCTCCAGCCCCAAGAGACTCCAAACCATCAAGGGACGCAGAAATAGCCGACCTGACTGCGATTGCTGCTGGTATGCCCATCGGCCCCATAAAGGCAGTTGCCACGGCTCCAAGGGCCAGCCCGGGGCCTTCCTGAACAACCTCTTTGCCAGTGGCGCTGATGAACCCAAGCGGGTTGTCGTATGCGGCCTTGCTTATGGTTTGAATAGCAGTGAAAAAATCTTCCTTGCCTGCTTTTGCAATTGCGTTTTCAATGTTCTTTGTTTCTTGCGCAACGCTTGCACCGTCCTTGTCTTTGCCCCACTGCTCAATGGTTTTACCCAAGTTGTAAGTTGCGTTGTCGTAAGATGTTCCTGTGAGCGCTGCAACGCCACTGGCGTAGTTTTGCATCAGCTCGCCAATACCCTGAGCGCCTGTAGCCGCTAATTGACCAAGAACCCCGGTCGCCCGCACATTGGTGGCAGTTCTGTCGTCAGCAAGGCTTAGAGAGCCTCCTGTGACGTTACCCATGGCGTCGAAGGTGCGAGTATCAACGTAGACGTTGTCGTCCTTCTTGCCGTAGTAAATGTTCTCAGCGCCAGCAGGTTTGCCGCCCAAGAAACCTCGACCTGCACCAGCCACGTCGTTGGCAGGCATGAGGTTGATTCGGTTCTGAGCGTCAGCTAAATATTTGTCATAACGCTTGGTCTGTTCTTCTTTGTTTTCAGTGGTGTACTGTTTACCGTTCCACTCAAAAACCGCCCCGTTGCCGTATGCAGATCGCGCTGCCGCATAAGCTTGGCCAAACGAAACTTTTTGGTCAACGGAAGCGCCGGGCGACACATAACCGGACGGCAAATCCAAACCATTGATGGCCAAGTCGGTGGCGGTGCTTTGGACGTTGCCTGACTTGAGTGCAGCTTGAAGCTGATCGCTTGTGGGGTCCTTGCCGACTACAGCAAAGTAAGCATCGCGTGCTTTTTGACTGGCCAACAAATTGATTTCATTGGTAGGACTGACGGTGTAAGTTGCTCCAGCAAGCTTGGCAGCTTCTGCTTCGGTCGGCGTGAAACCGTAATCGCGCCTGCAAATATTTTGCACGTCAGTAGTTGACAACACGCGCCCGGCATCATTGTTGAAATCAACCTTGGACCCGTCAGTCCCAGTAAAGTCCATGACTTTTTGGGGAATGCCAGCAGCGTTGGTGAACACCTGCTGACCGTCTTGCATAAACTTACCTTGACTGGTCAAAATCATGCCGTTGGAAAGGGTCCAACTGCCATCATCATTTTTGCTTGTAACCTTGATGGCCCCGGTGTTCAGGGCGTCAATGGTCGCATCACGAGTGGCCACCTCAGCCAGCGCCTTGGTGTAATTCTCAGCGGTCCGATCTGCCGCGTCTTTGGTCTTAGCCCAAGCATCGTATTTTGTTTGATAAGCGTCAGCAGCAGCCTTCAATGCAGCAGCAGTTGAGCCAACAGCAGTTACATCTTCAACATCTTTTTTGATGACGTTAAGGTCTGCAATCTTTTTGTCAATTACAGCTTTGCTATCGCTCAATCCATCAAGCATTGGCTTGTTGTCGTCATACAGCTTTTGCGCTGCTTCTTGCGTAGACTTAGCCGTTGTGGCCGCAGCGTTGGCGGCTGTGGCGGCAGCATTTGCTTTGTCTGCAAACGACTGTTGAGTTGGCGCATCTTGAACAACTCGATAGGTTGGGTTTCCCTCATCATCTGTTACGGTCCCGTCTGATTTCCAATATTTGTAATAACCATCTTCTGAGTTCCAACCGTCAGTTAATGTTGCTCCAACAACCCTGTAGTAATAAATACCGTTATCGTCGTCACCTATTAAATATCCAATATCACGCATTTTTGCTTCGTAATTGTCGTAAGCCGATTTACTGTCGTCAAAAATTTTCTTTTGATCGTTAAACGTGTTTACGGCAGCCTCATTGTCAGAGGCTAATTTGTCATACTCTGTTTTGAACGGGCTGTACTGCTCATCAAGAATTTTTTGGTATGCAGCAGCATCAGTATTGATGGCATTGCGCAGCTCTTCGCCTTTTGTGACTTTGGTGTCGTACTCCGCTTTGGCAAGGGTGTACTTATCTTGAGCCGCTTGAGCCGCTACAGTGTCTGTCGTCAGCAACTTGTATGAGTCTTTGACAGACTGCGCAAGGGACGACGTACCCATGTTTATGGTTGCATAAGCAATGTAATTGCCAATGGCCTGAGCTGGGTCGCCTTTGCCAGAAATGATTGTGTTCAAAGCGGTGCTTGTTGCACCCTTCATCAGGTCCAAAGCTTTGGTGCTGAATCCCCAGTTGGGGTCCTTGTTCAATGCATCAAAATAGCTGTTGGTTGATGAATAGACAAGACCAGATGTAAAGCCTGAAGCAATCCCATCAGTGATTGATTTTCCACTGATTGCCGCATTCAAGCCACCAATGATTGATGAATTCAAACTTGCAGTCGCAGCCTTCGCAACAGACACGGCCATGTCTGCTGGGAGGTTGTAATTCTGCATCATCGAGTTTGTGAAATCTGTACCAGCGGTTTTGGTGTAGTCGCCAATTACCTTGCCAATTTCAGTGCCACTTAAAGCTTCAGAAGCAACGTAAGAAATTGCTGCCGACTTGGCAATGTCTTCAAGCTTCCCGCCTTTGGCGGCAGTAATTGCCGCAGCAGTTACATATGGCGGAATTCCAAAATATGTACCCGCAACTTGCAACAGAGTCGGCAAAGGATCTTTGAGAATAGCCGTGACTGCTTTGCCTATGCCCTCAACAGCACCAACAATTGCTTTGCCTATCCCAGAAATAACATTACCCACGGCGCTAACAACGCCAGAGATAGCGTCACCAATTCCACCAACGATTCCTGATACTGCATCAACAATTCCACTCATGATCAGGCCCTCTTTTCACCAGTGGAAACCGCAAAAAGCTGGTGCTCGCTGTCAAACTTTGTTTTGACTGCCGGGTCTTTCATTTTCCGAGCGGCCGCCTTCAAAGTTCTGACAAGCTCAGGCGTGTGAATTCTTGCGACAAGAGTGTCAAAACCAATCTTGCGAGCCGACTCTAAAAACTGATGCATGTTTTCAATGTAGTTGGGAACGGTGTCGCCGTTGTAAGCATGCACATATCCAACACGCCCCTCAAAGGCGGCGATCGTGAACAAAGTGTTGCCTGCGCGAATTCTGATCAACCCCTTGTCGCTATACAACTGAATCATCATTGAGTACAGCATTCTCTCGGGGCTGACGTGGGTTTTTTTGGCAGCCTGCTCAACCATTTTTTGACCGACCTTGTCCTCATGCGCGGCCACCACAAAAATGTCCGTGGGTTCGAGCATGTGCTCCTTGGAGCTGACAGGATGGATGCCTTCGAGTTTCATGTTGATTGCGTTGCCGGGTTAACTGCTGCCACCATAGCCTCGGCCCAGTCATACCAATTGTTGTATTGGTCAGTGCGGGGCGTTGCTTCGTTTGAGAAGACGTCAATTGCGTTTAGGCCATTACCCCATTTTTTCCAATCTGTCAATGGGTTTGGAATTTCAAGGTTCTGTGCGCCGTAAAGCTCGCACATGAGGCAAGCCCACGACTCAAACGTGTGATATCGTGGGTCGTATATCTGTGCAGGATTAAGGGCCATATGGCCTCACGTCGCCGATCTCGGCGTTCAAAACCAATTTACCAAGCTGGTAGTTTCCCCCAGCCACGTCAGAGGTGAACCTCAGTCGCAACTCACGGCGCTGCTCACGCATGTCAATCTTGCCTGTGTTGGGTCCAAAAATGTAAGGGTCGGACTCCTTGTCTTCGCCCTGAGCAAACGGGCGGCCAGTCACAACCACGCTCATCTCGCCCTCTTGCACAAAATCAGGCTCGATACGCTCCACGCGAATCCAACGGTTGAGGCCTTCGGGCTGAGGCTGAGAAGGACCACCACCAAGCCAGCTCAGGTCATTGGTCTCAAATGAGCTGAGAATTGATCGCACGTTCTGGCCATTGATGTCGTCCGTTCCAATCTCATGCTGGTAGATTTCGATCAAGTTTTCCGGGATCGAAAACGTCAAGGAGGCCGCGCCAGTTCCCGTGGCGGCCGCCGACATTTGGATTGCTTGAGCATAAATTGCCGACACAGGAATTGAGAACCCCGCTCCCGTGCCACCCAAACTGGCCGCCGTGGCGCTTAGGACGTTGCCAACCAAATAGGCAGCTCCACGGGCCGTGATGGTCACGGTGGTCACTATGCCCCCGGCAACGCCTATGGTTGCCTTAGCGCCCAATCCAGAGCCTCCTGTGAGGGTTACGTTGGTGTAGGAGCCGTTGACGTAGCCTGCGCCTCCTGTAATCGCTCCCAGCGTCTTGATGTTGCTGGAGGTGATGGCCACCACAGTCGTGCTTGTTGGGATGTTGGAGCCAGAGATGACTTGATTCAAAGCCACCTGAGTGTTGTAGGTGTCGCTGTACAGGAAAACGCTGCCAGACACCTCGTTGAAAGTAGCCGTGAACACGGTCTCAGCAGTGCTGGCGTGCCAGTCTGCGGCCACGGGAAAAGCAAACACCTGCGAGAAGTACCCGGCAGAGCGCTGCGCACCACGGGCCTCGCCAGCGTCGTACCAAGTGTTCTCACGCACGTTGTAGATGATCGCGTCAGTGCATTCGGTGGCATCGCCTCGGGGATAGAACCACCAGATCTCGCCGTAGCGAGGAACCTTTGTTGCCCAAACCTTTTGACGCTGGTCATAGTTCAAGTTGTCAAAAAAGTAGTTCTGGTTCATGGTGTTGGGGATCTCTTTGACCACACCGTTGTACAGCAGGAATCGATCAACACCGCACCAGTAATAGACACCGTCGTACTCAATGGCCGACTGCGAAGACAAAATTGATGACTGGCTGCTGATGATGTCATAGCGCCAGTATTGGGCAGGCGTTCCCGTGCCGCCGATGAACGACACGCGGACAAGGCTGTCAAGGCTCCAAAACAGCCCAGAGGGCGCGTTTGAGCCGCCCCTGACGGGTAGCCCTTGCACGATCTTTCCAGAGGCCACATTGACCGCGTTGGCGTCCGCAGAAACCCAGTCGTTGGTGTTGCCAGCCGAGCAGTTCTGGATCAGGCCATTGTTGCCGTACACAAACAGGTAAGGGTGCAGCGACACAACCCCGCCAGACACCGAGATGTTGTTGTTGAAGGTCAGCGTCACAGTGCCAGAGGCCGTGGCGGCGTTGGAGAGCACCAGCGTGGTCGTGACGATGGACACCACCGTGGTGTTGGCGGGTATGCCCGTGCCAGTCACCGTTTGGCCAGCGCCAATCAATGTGTTTGACGCCGCCAAAGTCACCGTGGCGCTTAAATTTGTTGTCGTGCCAGAGGCAGTAAACACACCAATTTGACTCATGGTCAAGGCGGTGATGTCGCCAATCAACACAGGGGTGTTGTTGTTGTTTCCGATGGAGGCAAGGTTTTGCCCCGGGTGAGCAATTAAGGATTGCAAACCCGTTCCCGCTACGTCGTAGAAGCCGTCCATCTGCCACAGGTTCAAATTAGACTGCGTGAAGTTAGACAGGGTAAAGTTACCCACCCCAGCGCCCACGCCATTGTTGTCAATGGTCAGGACCTGAAGGCCGTTGTTGTAGCCGCTGAAGATAGACGTAAAGGCGTTCTGAGCGTTGACCCAGATCCCGCGTGAGGGGCCTGTGAGCTGATCAGAAATGACCCGATAGCCACCGATCTTGCGAGGACGGCCACGCTGAAAACGGACCCACTCGCCGTCGTTGTAGAACTGCTTGTCAAAGACCGTGCCGTCGCGCTGGATACCCGGCTGCGTGTCGAGGGAGAAAACCTTGGCAGCCATTAGAAGGTCCCGCCCTGAACACCCCCAGTAAAGTTCCCCGTGCCCGGGATGTTTAGCCCTGTCGCGGTCAGCCCAAACAGCTTGACGCCCAAGATTGCAATACCAAACTCGCCCGAGCCGGGGCGGTAAATGCCTGTTGACGTCTCGGTCGCAAAGTTAAGCGATGGAGCGCCCACCGTGCCATCCACCAAAGACACGTTCACCGCACCAGCGGCAATCGTTGAGGCGTTCAGCAAGTTGACCGAGTCGCACAGCAAGATCACCTGCTGGCTTGCTGGGACGGTAGCCGTGGCTCCTCCTCCGCTTGTCGTAAAGGTAATCTGGTAGCCGGGTCCGCCGCCGTTGGTCTGATTGGTGATGTAGTACACCTGAATTGTTTGTGGCAGCACTATGGTGACGTTGCCAGTCAGGGTCCCGGTGTACTTCTGAATTGTGTTGGCCGCCTCTGAGGCGGTCAGGGTGTAGCTGCCAGTCACCACAGCCTTGGTGAGCTGGGTAAAGTTGAACTCAGTGCTGCGGCCTAAACCGACGGTGAAGAAGGCAGAGCCAGAGCAGCAGATCACGCAAGAGTCAGCAGGCTGCAAGGAGATGGTTGATGCGCCGTTGATCAGAATGCCGCCAGCAGGAGCAATGGTCAAAGTACCAGTGCCGCCGTTGCGGACCATCATGTACCAGTCATTGCCCAACGTTACAGCAGAGGTGAGCGTCAGTGTTCCAGAGCCGCCAGACCAGACGTAGGTTGATGCTCGGTCAGTGGTCAGCGCGGTGTAGCTGGACGCAAAGGTGTTGACCTCGTTTGCTGAATTTAGCGTGTTGGAAATGGCCTTGAGGCCAAAACCAGCAAGGGTGGCGGCATCTACGTTGGATGTGCCAACTCCAAAGGCTATGAGTCCCCATGTGCCCGCCGTGGTGGCGTTGGTGGTGAGGTAGATGTACTTGGCTTCGCCCGGGGCAATCGTGACAATCGTGCCGCCAGTGTAAGTTCTGACGGTAAAGGTGTAGGAGCCTACGTTGCGGAACAGCGCATCAATGCCAACAGAGGCCTGATTGGCGGGCGGCATGTCCAAGGTGAATGAGTCAAGCGTGAACGTCAGGCCAGTCGTTGTACCAGCCGTGGTGGCCACCGCAGCGCCTCCCAAGGTGGCCGACAGTGTGAAGGTTGTTGTGCCGTTGGTAACAATGATGTAGTAGGTGTTGCCAGTGGTGATGCCGCCTGAAGTGCCCGTGGAAACTCCAGTGACAACAACTGCTTGGCCAACAAACAAGCTCGGGGTGGCGGTGCAGGAGCATTGGCCTGCCGTGCCTGTAACGGTGACGCCAGAAAGCACCAAGCCGCTTGACAGCGACGTGACGTCCATGACCCGTGCGGCGGCGTTGTCGGTATCGCTGCCGTTGATTGGCCAAGAAAGGGTCGTGTCGGCTGAGAGCGTTATATCGCGATAAGAGACGTCGGTCGGTTGAATGACCTGACCTGTAAATGGACTGGTAAAGCTCATGAATCCCTCACAATCGCCTGACGATCAGCGGCACGAGTGACGTTCTCCGTCTTCAGGACTTCAATGATTCTGTCGTAGTTGCTTTGCCACATAGGCATGCGCTCGTCGTTCTTGAGGAACGGCATGGCTTGCAGCAAAGTGCCATACAGCAGCGCTTGTGGCGCGTACTGGGTGAACCAGTTGGACTGGTTCGATGAGTCCAAGGGCTGCACTCGCTCGTAGTACAGCACCTCGTAGTTATAGCCCAGCGTGGGCGTTGGGCCTATCAGCCAATGCTCATAGTCGTAGTCGCAAAAGAACAGCGGCACGTCCGTTGACGTTGGGTTTGGCCAATACTCGCGGATGTACTCGTAGGTGCGCAGCAGCACAGGCTGGCGCTTGCCTGACACGGTCACGTTCATAGACACCGTCTTGCGCCAGCGTGCGGGTTTTGGAATGACATTGGCAGATGCCACCATGGTGCTTGTGACCACAGTCAGGTTGCCAAGAAATTTGATCTCAGCCGCAATGATTTGCTCCGCCAGCATAATGAACTGCGGAATCTTGTCCAATGTCTGCTGGTCGGTACGCTCCAGATAGGTCTGGATGTCGTCGACCAGCGAGTCATACGTCATTACGGCTGCGACTGTCATTTTGTTCTCCGTTATCCGACGTTGCGCTCAAAGTGCGGGCAATCGACCAGAGATTTAAAATTGCCACCCCAGCGGTTTTTAGGGTGCAAAGACTCCCAATATGCGCCAAGCGGAGCGATCTGCTCCTTGTCCCAGATTATCTTCCCGTCCTTGAAAAAATTCAAGTCGATAGCGCAGCGCTTTAAATGAATGCTGTTCAGGGTCTTGGAGCGGCCCGTCTTGACGTAAATGGCCTGCTGCTCAGGGGTACGGGCCAACTCGCCTCCAGTGACCATCCAGCCCTGTTCTGTGGCGTATTGGACCAGTTTGCAGGCGTCCAGCAGGAACGCGGCTTGTTCTTGGCTAAGGCTCATTTTTTGCTCCTCATGTCCGCCAGTTTCTCTACTGTCCTACCACCAAAATACGCGAGGAAGATTATTTGGCCCCACTGGCCCAGCAAATTTACATAGCTTTCTTGTGCGTTAAACCCGAAGGCTGACATCATGGTGAACAAAAAGAACGCCACAAAAATGGCAATTAGGGCCATTGGACGGATGTTCTTGGACAGCCAAGAGTCGGAAGACATATCAGCCTTCCAGCGATCAGTGACGTTGTTGTCTTGGCTGGCTTGAGCCGCCAACAGGGCTTTGAGTTCCTCTTGCTCCAACCGAGCCTTTTCGATGCCTAGCTCAAGCAGGCGCTCTTCGTGATCGTACTGAAGCTGGCGCAGCTTGCTGACCTCTTCGGGACTTGGGTTGTCAGAGATCTTGACTCCAAGGGCGTTCTCGACAACCTCTTTGCCCTTTGCTTGGATTGCAGATGACAAAAGACCCAAGCCGTTTTGAGCAAGGGTCCCGAGTAGTGATGCAACGATTGGAATCATGTCAGTCCTTTCCAGTCAAAGTTTTGATTGCCTTGTTCACTGGAACCTTTTCTTCCAAAATGGCAATGTGCATTCGGTTTTCAGCAATCTGGTCGCGGTTGCGTTGAATCTCTTTTTCAAGGTCTTGGCGCAGTTTTTCACGGGCCAGTTCGGCTCCGGTGTTTGACGCCTGCTTGTTGTCCGATGTGACAACGAGCGAAATTTTGCTGTTGAGGATGGTGACCTCGTGCGCCAAATTGGACAAGGCACTCATGAGGTAAACAACGCAAGAAAAAAGCAGAGGCAAAAGAGCAAAAGTGATCTTCTCAATGAGTTGACCCTTGGCCTCCATGTTCTGAATTTTCTCCTCGCTCATTTAAATTCCCAGTAATTTTTTGACAAAGTCTGCGGCTACCCCGGGGCCAAGCAGCACGGCAAGAATGACTACATACAAGAGGTATTCAATCCTGTTCATGCGCTTGGAACCATCATCAAATCGGGCTTGTATGCCCTCATATCGTTGAGCGCAAATTGCCTCGTGAACACTTAAACGCTTGTCGGTTTCAGTGGCAAGCTCTTCAATTTGTTCCATGAGGCAATTCCCGCTTTACTCTACTACTGTCACGTCAGCAGGGGCTGCGGGTGCAGCTTGGGCTTGCGCCTCTTGCTGGATGCCATTGATCAATTGCTGCACCTGAATAAAAGGCTGATTGCCCAAATATTGCAGGATTGCGTTGACCAGCTCAGTTGAAAGTGCAATTTTTTGCATGAAATACTCTCCGTGTAATTGCCGCTGTTAGGGCCAGCGGTTTGCCCGTTTGAGATTATGCCGCAGCAGCCTGCAAAGGACCAAGATCTTCAGTTGTCCAAAAGTCTTTGGCCAGCATGATCTTGAGGTGCTCTTTGTTGCGCGACACAGTGTCGGCCCAGTCAGCATCTTCCATGCGCTCAGGCTTGCCGCCGTTGATCAGGTTCACTGAGTCCATTGCGGCGCTGTAGTGGCGTGCAATCTCTTCGGCGGTGGGCTTGTTTTGAACAATGTCAGTCATGTTTAGGCTCCTTGTTGCCACGGTAGGGTTTGGTTAATAACGGGTGGGTTGTTGCTTGCATCAATTTGCGCTTGCAAGTCTGCCTCAATTGCGGTGCGGTCAATTTGTGGGTTAACCCAACCCCACACTTGCTCTTGCGTGAGTTGGTTGTACGGCGTAAACGGAGAGCCAGTTGCGTATGTCACATCAACCGAACCAAAAGCATTTGCGGCTCCATTGTCGGCGATTGCTTGGCATTTCCAATTAACCTGAAACACCACATCCGTTTGACCGTCCTGCTGTGGGTAAGCAGGAAGTCCAAGAATAATCCAATTAAATTGTGTCATTTTTTTCCTTACAAGAGGTAGGTGACTGTTGCGCCGTCCATTGAAACGGTATCAATGAAAAATATGGCTTTGTAGTACTGACCGGCGAAGCCGGGTGTCCAAATTAAAGTGCCGCCGCTGGTCGATACTGTCCCAGTGTATGAATACCCGTTAACAGCATATGTGACAACTGGAGTTCCAAGCGTCCAAGTTGGCGAAGCGCTTCCTTGTCGACCATAGTTGGCAACAAATTCAATTTCAGCCGCGTCAGACGCAACCGCGTGAACAACCATTATGCGAACTTTAATGAATGTCCAATTGTTTGTTCCCAGATTGGAAACCGTAAGTAAATTGACAGCGGCTGAACTAGCCCATGAAGTCAACATACGAATAGCAGATGTAGCATTACTTCCCGTTGAGTTATATTCAGTAGCACATCCGTTTGACCCGTCAATCACTGTTATAGGCGCACCATCCCCGTCAGACAAAACAATGCGGTTGCTTGCTGTGCGGAAGTCAAAGCCGTAAGAATTGCCAGTAAATCCACCAATGATGACATTTTTTGAACCTGTGGTCATAGCATAACCACAGCCGTTTGTTGTGTCGTTTGTACCAACAAAAGTATTGCCAGTACCAGTTGTCATGAAGTAGCCAGAGGCTGTTCCAATAACTGTATTGTTGCCCCCAGTGGTTTTGCTAAACCCGGCTTGAGCGCCAATAAACACGTTTGAATTTGATGTGTTGTTATAACCAGCCTGAAATCCCAGAGCCACAATGTTTACACCAGTGGTATTTGCAGAAGCCGCTTGATAACCGACGGCAGTGCTGTTGCCGCCTGTGGTGTTGGAGTAGAGGGCAAAGCGGCCAATGGCGGTATTAAAACTTCCAGTGTTGACTGCAAAGATTGCGCCGTCACCGATTGCTACGTTACTGCCACCAGTTGTACTTTGCACCAGAGCGTACGAGCCAATTGCGACGTTATTGCCGCCAGTAGTGTTATCCCTGCCAGCGCTATCACCCATGTAGGTGTTTGAAGAGCCTGTGGTGTTGTAGTAACCAGCCAAGCTACCGACAAAAGTGTCTGAGGTTGCAGTGGTTGTAAATTTACCAGCTTGATAGCCAATTGCAGTTAATTGAGATGCGGTGGTTGCATTATTGCCAGCTTGAAAACCTAATGCTGTGTTGCTTCCTGTGGTTGAATAAAACAGCGCTTGATAACCGACAGCCGTGTTGTTGGCTGATGTTGTGTTGGTTTGAAGTGCGCCGCTGCCGACTGCAACGTTAAAGTTTCCGGTCGTGTTGTAGTAGAGCGATGAGTCGCCAAGGGCAACGTTGTTTGCGCCTGTTGTATTGGAATACAACGCAGGGGAACCCATAGCGACGTTGTAAGAGGCTGTTGTCGTTGCATAACCAGTAAGGCGACCAATAAAAACGTTTAAGCCACCAGTTGTAGCGGAGTAACCTGCCTGATAACCTACAGCAGTGTTGTTAGATGCTGTGGTGTTGGCATTAAGAGCCTGTACTCCTAAAGCGGTGTTGCTTCCGCCTGTTGTGTTGGCTCGAAGTGCGCCAAGACCTATAGCTGTATTATTTGAACCTGTTGTTGTAAACTGCAGCGCAACATATCCAAGTGAAGTGTTGTAGTCACCCGTTGTGTTGCTGTCACTTGCTGAACGACCTATAGCGGTATTTTGAGTACCCGTAGTGTTATTTGCCAAAGCCTGTAAACCGAAAGCTGAATTATCGCTTGCAGTGGTGTTTGATAAAAGTGCGGCAAAACCTACAGCAGTATTATTGCTACCAGTTGTGTTTGAACCAAGCGCCCCATTAGTACCACCATAAGTACCATTTCCAACTGCGGTGTTTAAAGTACCAGTAGTGTTGCTATTTAGTGCATTATCACCAAACGCAGTATTGTTGGATGCCGTGTTAGAGCGCAAAGCACCACGACCCACGGCGGTCACACCATTACCAGTTGAATTTGAATACAAGGCTTGGTAACCAATAGCCGTATTTTCTTGTCCAGTTGTATTTGTGTATCCAGCTTGGTAACCAACAGCGGTGTTGTAAGATGCTGTGGTGTTGGCTTGGAGGGCCGCCGCACCAAGTGCTGTATTGTAGCTACCAGTGGTGTTGCTATCTAATGTTTGATAACCAAAAGCGGCATTTGCAGTGCCAGTGGTGTTTGCATATAAAGCCTGATAACCCATTGCAGTAGCATCACCAGAGGTATTGCTGTACATGGCTTGAGTACCAACGGCAACAACTCCATTACCACTATTTGACGTATACCCAGCTTGATAACCTACAGCAGTGTTGTTAGATGCTGTGGTGTTGGAGTAAAGGGCTTGTGAGCCAAAAGCCGTATTTGACGCACCCGTTGTATTGGAGTACATGGCAATGTAGCCTAAAGCAGAATTATCTGCCCCAGTATTTAAATACAAAGCAGAACGCCCAACAGAAGTGTTTTGAATTCCAGTGGTTACGGAGCCTAAAGAATTTAAACCAAACGCCGTATTTCCAGAGCCTGTGCTGTTGCTTTGTAAGGCCCCCGAACCCACCGCAGTGTTGGTAGACACAGCACCCGCACCACGGCCTACTGTGATGCCGTAAACAGTCAGGTCAGTGCCGCTGTACAGCAAGTTAGCAGAGTCAGTCAGCAAACCGCCAGTTGTTGCGTAAGTCACGCGGCCAGAAGTGAGGCCAGAGTCGGTCAAAGACGTAACCGTTACACCTGCCAATGAAAGCGATCCAGCAACCGTTACAGCGCCGCCAAAGTAGGCAGCGCCAGCAGCAACATACAGCGAGTACGGGTTGGTCAGCGTGACGTTTGTCCCAGCGCTTGGAGCGCCTGCAATGTACAGGGTTGCTGCGTTGGTATAGGTGACGCTGGTGTTGGTCGCGGCAATTGGCGTGATGCCCAAGGAGGCGATTGCACCAATTGCGTTGGTTGCGCTGATTGCCGAAGTGACATCGGTCACAGTACCCGTGCCCATGTACAGCTTGGCAGGCGTAGCAGCAGCAAACACAGCAGAGCCATTGAAACTGCTATTGCCGATCGTGACGGTTTTGACTAAGGTGCTCAGGCCAGTTGTCGAGTAGCCAGTTGACGATAAAGTTGTGCCGTCAAAAGTCAAGTTTGCAGAGTCAGCCTCAAGGCCAGCAGTGCTGGCAATAACTACCCGACCAGAGGTCAGGCTGGTGTTGGTGATGCTAGAGCTAGAAACGCCTGTAAGGCCCGTCAGGGACGTCACCCACTGCGGAGCAGTACCAGAGGAGGTCATGACCCTGTTCGCGGCTCCAATGGCCAAGAAGGTGGTCGTGGCCACGCCAGACTGGTAAGGGACCGATCCAGCAGCGCCGCCAGCAAGGTTGGTCGCTGTGTTGACCGTAACGCTGGTAGGCGCAACCCACTGCGGAACCGTTCCAGTCGATGTCAAGATGTAGTTGACAGTGCCAATGCCCAGTTTGGACAGCGTGTTGGTGGCTGATGCGTACAGCACGTCACCTTGGGTATAGGCAGACTGCGCAGTACCGCCATAGGTCGCTCCGAGGGCGTTGGTGAGGTTCAGCGTGGTCAGCGTGGTTGTGCTTGTTCCGCTGTTGAACGTCATCGCAGCATTACCAGCCAACGCCCCTGCGTTGTTGTACTGGATCTGCGTGGTTGAGCCGCCAATCGTGCCAGCACCCTTGGTTGCAATTACCTGCACAACGCCTGCGTTGTCCTCGTAATACAGCTTGCCGTCGGTGATGTTAATTGCCAATTCACCTTGCGCAAGATTTGCCGCCAAAGGCACGGCAGATGCAGTTGTCGAAAAGTAAAGTTGAATTGGTGTGTAGTTCGTTGCAGCCATAATTTTTCCTTAGAAAGTCCCGCCCGAGATGCCAGACCAAACGGGTCCAGTTGCACCCGCTGTCAGCACATAACCCTGCGTGCCAAGCGCTAGTTTAGACAATGTTGTTGCGCCACTTGCGTAGAGCGTATCGCCAACCGTGTAACTTGTCAGATTTGTTCCGCCAAGATTAACAGGAACAGTGGTCAAAGAGATGACCGAACCAGTAATCACAATTGGTGATGTCCCTGTGTAAACCTGCGACGAGCTGAATTCAGCAAACGTGATTGCCGTCGTGCCAAAGGTGATGGTCCCAACAGTGGTTACAACAAAAGAAGTGTTCTTGTTGACGGTCCCGTTTTGGGTGAAGAAGTAATCGTTCTGGCTAAGTTGGTTGGCCCCAGTGCCGTAGGTGTCTGCGTCAGTTGCACGAGTCAACACCGTACCGCCCGTGGCCCATGTGTAGACGCCGTTGTAAGCTTGGTTGGCCTCGTCCTTGATCAGAACTCGGTTTGTGTTAGCCAGTGTATAGCCATCAAGAACAGTCAATGCCACGGATAATGTGAGGGTCGCTCCAACACCAGCCGTGCCGTTGTTGTAAGTGACCGTGCCACCTGTCGTCGTAGCAAGGGTCGTGGTTGTTGCCGCCTGCACAGGCTGGTGAAAAGTCAAGCCAACCGCAGCGGTGGTGTCCACATACTGTTTAGTTGCAAGCTGGAGGGCTGTTGTTGGGTCCTGAGTGACTGCAACAGAGGTCAAGCCACCAAGCGTCAATGAGCTGCTGCCAAGCGAGATTGCAGTCGTACCAACAGTCACAGAGCTGTTTGTCAGCGAGGCGTTACCAATATTGGAAAGCGTGTTGCTTGCGCCGCTGATGGTTTTGTTTGTCAGCGTTTGCGTGCCTGTCAAGGTCGCCACAGTCGAATCAATTGCAACAGTCACCGCAGCAGAGCCGTTGTAGCTCGTGCCAGTAAGGCCAGTGCCAATGGTCAGGCTAAACAGGTTTGACCCAAGTGAGACGCCAGAGATCGTGCTGTTGGTCAGCGACGCATTGCCAATGTTGGTCAGCGTGTTACCTGTGCCACTGATTGACTTGTTGGTCAACGTGTCGGTGGTAGTACGAGCTACCAAGGTGTCTGTGATTGTCGGCAGGGTCAGTGTGCCAGTGTTGACGATGGTCGCAATGACTGGAGCCGTCAAAGTCTTATTGGTCAACGTCTGTGATGCGGACAATGTCACTACATCTATACCACCAACGGTTACCGCAGTTGCGTTGAACGTACCACCCGTCACCGTCTTGCCAGTGAAGGTCAGCGCGGCAGGCAGCGAAAGCACAACAACAGACGTTCCCGTTGCGGTTATTTCGTTTGCGGTTCCAGATACAGACGCCACCGCTCCGATGCCGCTTGGAGTGATTGTCAAATTAGCTGCGGCAGTCAGTTGACCTTGGGCGTTGACGGTGAAAGTTCCCACCTGAGTCGAAGACCCGTAGGACCCAGCGGTCACGGCGGTGTTGGCAAGTGAAATAGTGCCTGAGCCTGTGATAGGACCGCCCGTAAGCCCAGTCCCTGTATTGATCAAGGTCACGCCACCAGAGAGCGAGAATTGACGCCATGCGCCCGTGGAATAGCCCTCGTAGGCCCCGTCGGTGCTGTTATAGCGGATCTTCCCGTCTGCGCCAGAAGGCCTTTGGCCAGTGGTTCCCACGGGGATGAAGATTGACCCAGTGCCGGGGATGATAGGGTTGGACGCCAAACCAATGGTGGGGTTGCCAGCCGTGCCGTCCGCGTTGAACACGGCAGTCTGGTCAACCACGTTCAAGATTGACGTCGCCGACAGAGCACCAGCCGTGGTGATCACCATCAAGCCGTTGGCGCTCAGGTTGGCCAGATTCAGGACTTGGCCAGCTAGAGTGATTGTAGGGTCGCCAGAAACGCCGCTTCCATTGGAAATTGACAGGCCCACGCCAGAAACGGCGATGGAACGGCCTGT